TATATCTAAAGGCCTTTAGATATACAAACACGTTATAAATATAAACAAAAAGTATAAACTATGAAAATCGATGTTGTGATTTCAGTTGACCCGGGAGAAAAGAAGAGTGGGCTTGCGATTATTATGTTAAATACAGAATATCCGTCTAAGTCAGAACTTATTGGTTTTGTTATAGATAACGCACTTGTATCAGATAAAATTACGGAATATTATGTTAAATACAACTGTGCGGTGATAGTGGAGGATATAGTACCCTATAATCTGAAGATGTCTAAAGAAGTGATCGCAACCTGCAAATTCATCGGAGAGCTCAATTATAGGCTCAAGGATGGCGTAGCGACCCCGATTGAGTACTTTCCCAGGGGGAAAGTTAAAAAATGGATTTTTGAGGCGTTTCCGGGGCTCTCAGTTGATCGTATAGGCAAGAAGATAGCCTATTTGGATGACTATGGGGCTAAAAATGGCAAAAAGCGGTATCTGACCAAGGACGGAAGGTTGAAAAAACCCTCGTTCCATTGGGTAGATGATCGCGTTACGATTGCTGCTATGAAAGAATTATGGAATATCCCTACTCCGAAGCCAGGGAAGAGAAATATTTACGGATTTAGTTCCCATGCGTGGAGCGCGTTAGCCGTTGGTAGCTGTTATATTGGATTAAACTATGGCTTCCATGATAAAATAATCGCATCCAGTTCCTGAAGAGCCTCCTTTTTTCGCTGTTCGAGCTTCTTGAAATAGTCCCATAGATCGATTTTCTTAAATTCTATTATTTTCATGTTCTTATGCTCTGGGAAAGTGGGATTATAAACTACGAAATACCCTATGGCTGCACCGCAAACTATCATTTGATCAATTACTTGCCAGAAATAAGGACGATGTTTTTTTAGTAAATCTTCGGCCGTATTGCAGGCAAAAAGAGGGAAGAATCTGTGGTATTTTCTTGGACATTTTACCTCCACCGTTGCCACGTTATAGCAATCCTCCTGCAAAACAGAAGGTGCTATGATCCATAAAGCATCTGGCGTAGAAGACGTTCGAGATACAGGATCAAATATTAATTTTTGAGTCACAAGATATTTTAACCCCATCTTCATCCCAAATTTATTCAAAGCTAGCGGTTCGTTCATTACTCCCCAGGCGGTGTTTTCGTCCTCTACCACATCGCTGTCTTCTTCGGTTGTGTGGCCGGTGATAGCTTCCCCGGCCTTTTGATAGATGTAGGACATAGCACCCTCTGATAAAGATTTTTCAGCCATTAACACATGAACCTTAGAGCTAGTTATCCTTCCCAGCCGAACCGACTGCCATGCCTCTGAATATATTTCTATGTTGGATATGTGACTTTTATGCAGCATCTTCGGAGTTGGGTTTTATGGCAACATAAAAATGTTTCTGATAAATAATTAGGCCATTAATTTCAAGTTCTTGATCATCAGCCATGTCTTTTGCCTTCTCTTTTACCAAAGCACCAATTGCCTTGGCATTGGGTTCCAACAGAACCAATTCCGGATTCTTTTTATAAAGAAGTTCGATATCCTCTATCCGGTATGACCATCTTCTTTGACGGGGCCGAATGGATGCCGATTCCATTTCAGACAGCTTTAGGGTTATCTCCGCAACCTTTTTATAGGCACTTTCTGCAATGGATTGAGCGTTTTCCTTAATTATTCGATCATTATACTCCATCAGTTCTTTCAATTCGACTGCTTTTGCATGATCCCCTTTTTCAATAGCCTTGTCGTATTCCTTTTGAGTCTTTGCATTTTCCTTTAAAATAGCCTTCCGGCTATCAATGAGCTTAAGCATCTCATCACACGAGTCTTCTACATTGGGGAAATAATCTCCATAATAGGCCTTTCGAGATTTTTCAGAGCCTATTAAGGATTGAATGCGGGCAAGGTCTTTTGCGTCCGGAGCTGCCGAAATCTGCTTTACCATATCGTTGACAAATTCGATATGCCTTGTTCGGATGCCGTTTTGCTTAGCCACTTGTGCCTCAATTTCTCTCTCTTCAGCTATAATTTCATTGTTGATACGGTGAAAATCTGGGTCTAGCGCGGATAAAATTTCCTCAATAGGTTTGCAATAAGTGTCATATCCTTCTTTCCTGGCCTTTATTCTGGCCTTATCAGCTTCGTTCTCTTGCTTCTCCTTGGCCCGCAAATACACATGCAATTCTCTTAATTTCAATGCATCTGCATAATTGACGCCAATCGTTTCCTTTTCAACCTTAATTTTTTTAGCTGTGTCAAATAAAGTTTGCCAGTCTAGCTTAGCGAGATCGGGGATTAAACTTGCCACTACAAGTTCTTTAGTGAGCTTCTCCATAAAATAAAAAGCCGCGACGTGGTAAGAGTGTCGCGGTGTTTTTAAACAGTTTAAGTGCTGTTTTTCACTTCTCTATCAGCTTTCTTACCACAGAAACCAATAGAGAAGTACTATACAAAGATAGTTAACAAATCTATAATTCCAAACCGAAATGAGCCATTACAGTGCTTTTATCGATGGCGTCCAATATTCTGGTTTCTCCAAAATGCTCAATAGCCATTTCCACCATAGAAACTTTCTTTGTTCTTCCAATCGCCAAAGAGTCGATTCTATGCCCGGCTTACGGATTGCTAATATTCTGTAGTGTCTCATACTGAAAGGGATTTCATTTTGTTCATGTAGGCGGTTGTTAATTCGGAAGAGGTTGCCGCTAGTAGCTTGTACTCTTTTAGTTGTTCAAGTGTAGTACACGCTTCGATTGTAGCCTGTATTTCGTATTTGACTTGCTCCCGGTTTTGAACCTGTTGTTCTGGTATTGGCTCCTGTCTTATTTCCTGAAGGAGTGGGTTGCCGGGCCTTTTCTTTTCCACCCATGCTTTAGCTCTTTCATACGCGGCATCCCAAGCATCTTCCAACGTCTCCCCCGGTTCCAATTCTATTTCTGGTGATCCTATATACCCATCTAAATAAATAGTATTGATAGGGAATTTAAACTCTGCTTTAGCTGTTTTGAATTTCATTAGTTTAAATATTGATCATAATTAGTTTGTTCACCAGTTCGTGCATCTATCTCCGTCACTAATACTCCAATTACTTTGCAATACCCAAATCCATTTTCTTGACAGTATCTTTCTGCATCTTCAAAACTTATTGCTTTAATATTAGGACCTGCCCATTCTTTTAATTCTCCATCTCTTGGATCAATAGCTTGTATGGAGGTAATGAAGGTTAACACAGCTCTTTTTTTATTCCTGTGATTGAAGAAAAGTTTCGTAGAGATCGACAGTAGTTCTTTTGAAGTAAAGACCAACCATCCAAATATCATCTTTATAATGCTGATACCCTCTATTGGCTATCCATTCAGAAAATGCTATTGCTCTTTTCTTGGCTACGATATTTATATCCTCCAAAAGAAACTCATAAAACTCTTTGCTATCCATCCCATCCATTGGATTAGTATTGGGCGTTCGGAACCGGCCCATAGCAAACCTGTTGGCTACGTTTTCCGCTGTTGTTTCGCATTCGGGCGGTATCTCTTTCATATACTATTATATTAAGTGAGGTTAAAAAACGGAGGCGAAAGGATTCGAACCTTTATCCCCTGACAAGTCAGGATTTTTACTGATAAACTACATCTCCGGGCGCTGAGTACATTTTTAATTCGTCAACGGTTGCAACTATTTTTCAAAAGACCATGCAGTACTATATCATGGAGTTTAATCACTGCTATCCACGGCATGAAGGTGACCGCACTTTTTACATTTCCCCTCCCAATAGCATTTGGCCGTCTTGGTCGTCTCGTATTCGTGCTGGCAAAGATCGAACAGCCAAAACACTACTTTATTTTGCCAGTGCCGTATCTCCATCAACCAGCCCTTCCCAAATGAATTTATATACAGATTACCGTGAACTCTATCTGGTAGTTCGGTTCCATCATTCAATCTTGTAATCTGACTGTATCCTATGGCAACATAAGAATATCCCGTGTAATAATGAGCATGTGTAAATTCTTCGTCTGTCACTTCACGAAAATTAGCTGGCGCAACATTGCCTTCGCCAAATACCTCCTTTGGATGCCGTCCTTGTAACTTCGCCCATTCGTGCTCATTTATTACAGTCCACATACTTACTATTTAAAGATTAATTATAACTACTTAGTGGGTTGCTTTTTTACAGGGACGCTTCCGTTTATGAAATCACCGGCCATGCTTTTCAATGGCAGCCATCCCCGATCTTTAATCACAATGTCCCCGTTACCTTCGCCAAGCAATGTCACAAACATTTCAATGTAGGTAGCCAGCGGGATGTCATCCTTTTTAGCCCTTTTCATGGCTGCTCTGTATCGTTTATCGGATATTTTGTACCCCCTGACATTCCTTTTTTCTTTTTCTTTCATGATGTAAACGTATTAACGTTCTGCCATATAAACAAATTTATTTTTTCATGAACACAAAAAAGCCTCTCATTTCTGAAAGGCTACATTGGAATTAAACTGGGATTCAGCCCAGACCCCTCGGTTTTTATGCGAGAATTAATCCAATAAGATCAGTATAGTGTATTTCAGTAGTTTCTTGTAAAAGTTCAGATTCTTCGTTTTCATCCTCTTCTATTTCAATGAAGTTAGGTTCCAGGCCTTTCGCGGCCCTTCTCCATTTTCCGAATCTGTACGGTTGTGGTTGTGGATGTTCTTCAAGAGCATATCCAGAAATCCCATCTGGCATATCATGGTTATAATAAATTTTAGTCACTTCGCATATATCACCGTAGTGCGGAGTATCATCATAGTCAAAACCCTCGAAGAGGCACATTACTTTCATAAAATTCTAAATTACTACATAGTCCTCTTACAACAAAATAGTAACGGAGTGAGGAAAATAAATTATTTTTGAGGTCAAATAATAGCCAGTAACATCATTCGCCGGTGATGCTGGTTAAATTTAACCCTTATGGGCATTGGTGAAGGCGAATTTCATTGATGCCCATTCGTCATTTTATGCAGTATAATATAAGATGGAAGGCGGTTCCGGGCTACAAGGGATTGTATGAAGTCTCAGAATTAGGGCAAGTTCGAACTAAGCCAAAACCCGGGCGTATGCGCGGAGAAATTATATCTCCTTTTTTGAGGAGGGGATATTTATGGGTAGAGTTATGGAAAAATGGTAAAGAACAAGTATATACACTCCACAGAATTACCGCTTTAGCATTTATGAAAGAGGATAAAGATCGACCTTACATAAATCACAAAAATGGCATAAAATACGATAATAGATTGGAAAATTTAGAGTGGTGTACCACACATGAGAACAACCTTCATGCTCGAAATGTAGGGCTCAGTAATAAAGCCTATCCTCAAAAATATCCAGACCCCGCAATCCCGCCCGCTTATAATCAACAATTAAAGATAGTCCAATTCACTATAGACAAAATACCGGTTGCCGTATTTGCATCTATGAAAGATGCAGCTAAATCAGTATGCGTGTTCCCTTCAACCTTACGAAAATCCGTCATAAACCCAAACTACGTATGCCAAGGCTTTTATTGGCGAGTCTATGCGGGTGAGCCCTTACAGTGGACGCAGGCAAGTGCCGGGGCCAACGACGAAAGGAGAATGACATCCATTTTTGGGGCACCCTTCTAACTTTTGAAAGTCAAAACGAAATTCAAAAGGCAGTAAAGATAATCGATTGGTTATCAGAAAAGTGGTAACAATACCCCGCCTATAAGACAAATCCATTCACATGGCCAGTTCAATAGGTCACCCCTCCGTTATGAAGAGCCTGGGCCGGTCGGGGCTTTTGTTTACCCTGATGCCGGTGGTCGAGTTATTGGTTCTGAATTTATTTGCCAGGATAGTGCTGGGAGCTTGCTGTAAGCTCAGGGTTGAGACAACTAACTGTTTTTGAAGGATTGACCGCTAAATAGGTTGGGGCGCGTAATGGGCTTCTAATGAGTTTTAAAGGGCTGTGGGGGAAACGATAGCAAATACCGTGGCTGCATGTTGTGGGGCAGGATTGGATTAACTGATTACTGTTGAGGGGATGGTGGGGGGGGGGGATATAAGGTTGTGGAATAATTACCCAGATAGCTATTTGTATTTGAGGCGTTTGTTCTTGATTTTGCGGTAATACTTTATTTGAAACCAACGTATTAGACGGTAACGAGAGAGGCGGTAGCTCTTTCTGGCTGTACAATAATAATATCCAATGATGTATGAGCTACTCCACGGAAGTTCGAAACCGTTGTCATGTAAAAATGTATGTTCGTCATTCATAAAATTAAGGTTGATTTTCCTTTAAGCGAATATCATTGAATGCTATATAACAGGCATCTATTCCATAGAGCTTTTCTATTCTCATGCAGGGATCTGATAATCTCCCATAAAAATAAATTTGATGTGAAGATAGAAGATAAAGTTGAAAGTTCAAAGTTTATTTATTACATTTGCCATATGATAGAAGGATATGAATTCGTCTATGCTCTCTCTTGTAATGGCGATACATGGCCCTTTTAATTGCATTTGGCGAAACTCCGATAATACGCATAATAGATTATTTGCCAGATACAGCGTCTTTTGCTTTAGAGCGGAAATTAATTTCCGCCTTTAAGCTGGCTGGCCATGATATACTAAATGGTTATGCAGAAGTTGAATCAAAAGACTATAATAGGTGGCCTTATTGGGCTTCTACTCAACCTAGCAGGCAAGAAATGAGAGAAATAATTAATTATTGGTCCCGGCAACGAATAGAACTGGTAAAAAGAGACATAAAATATGAATAAACCCCAAGAAACGGACAAATTAATGCCCGTACGAGAATATGCCAAAACGGTTATTTCTAGGCGCGGTTTTGCTGTGACTCCTTCTTATATATATAAATTGATAAAGGAAAACAAGGAGAAAGGACGGGCTATTTCGTTTAAATACAAGGAGATAGATAAGCAGATTTGGATTGTTAAATAAGTTTAACAAAAATCTTTAAAAAATAAGTATCATTTTATTTCCAAAGTTGAAAGTTGAATAGTATCTTAGCAGTACCAATAACGAATAATAATGAAACAGACAGTAACATTCATCGAAAAGTCAGTCTACGGACGGACGCTTATATATCCAAAATGCGATAAGGCTAATATTTTCGCCGGGCTTATTGGCACAAAGACTTTTACCATGAGTCAATTAAACCTCATCGAAGGGCTCGGATATAAGATAGTGCTAATCGCGTTACCGGCATAGCCATCAGTAACCAGCAGGACACCCGCTACCGATAAAAATGGAGCGGGCTTTCTGGGCAAAACTAAGTTATGAATACTAATGAATTCTCTCCAAAAACACTACGACAGTTAGCAGCGAAGGGCATTTCTATAATTGGGAAACAGGCAATACCGGGATTTGAAGGAGACAAATATTTCTCTGGGACAGCTTATAATTTAGAATGGAACCATCACGGTTTCATGCGGACCTATTCGCAAGTTATTGTATTAGCATCTTCATCTTGGAATCCTGAAACTGATCTTTAATTAACCTCTCTATTAAATGCTTTAAATTAATTAGCTATGAATAAGCTATCAAATGTGGTCATTGGGAATAATGGGCTGGATATCTATACAGCGGATGAACATTTCACTCCCATCTGTACATGTGAATCTAAGGCATACGCCAGCGAGATTAAGCATGCCATAAATAACGGCACCAAACTCCAACAAGAGCACGATACAGAGATACTAGAATTTGTCCCGTGGCTTACTAAATGGTATCTACATACAGGATATGGCACATACGTCCATATAAACGATGCCACTCCCGGCTTCTTGGCTAATGATAAATATCATAGCCTTAAAGAGTTACTTGACTTCTTCCGTAAACAACAAATACCTCAGTTATGAATCTGCAATTATTCATTTTTAGTTGTAAAAGAGCTGAACTTACGGCAGGCGTAGCTTATACTGATTATGTTATAATGCACCAAAAAGAAAAAACCGGATTGCCTCCATTAACACTAACCGAGTTTTCAAAGAAATACAATTCATCTTTTGCATATATGCGAATTAAAAAATCCAATCGATGAAAAAAGAAATTCCATGCGAATATAGAGGTTCTAATGGAGTGTGGTTTAAGGCAACATTTCATAGCAGAGCTAGACAGACCGCGACCATCCTTATAACTATGCAGGATGGCTCTAAAATAAAATCCAAGAGGTCCGTATTTGATGTAAGAATTAATGGTGAAATATTGCCATATAAATCCAGATATGAATTCACCAATAGATTCAATCCTTTTTAAAATAAAAACTAAAACACCCATGAAAAAACTACTGATCCAAACCCTAGTACAAGCTATTTTAATCTTTACTGTTATCTGTGGTATAGCAGCATTAGCAGTATCTTTTTATCCTAGTATTTCTAAAACTTTTTAAACAAATATTTTTAACAATTAAAAGTACAATTATGATTAATGTATGGGGCAAATTGCCCAATGAAAGTGAAGTTTTGCTGGCCGTTGTAGAACGTGCAGGAGAAGCCAAACAGGTAAAAGATGAATACAATACCGTATTCAAAGACGAAGGCATTACTTTCCGCATGGAAGCAAAAAAATAATCATTTTTCACTTGCTGGACAACCGGGATAATACCCGGTTTAAGGCATTAGTAAAACTTAATAATTATGAAAATAGAACTTAAAGAAGAGCGAGAAGTAAATGGTGACATTTATTACGCCATTTTTTCGGACGACACGAGACTGCAAGGTTTTTATGGGGGCACTATATTCGATAAAGACCTTACTATGCGAGGGAAGGCCAAAAATGATGCCTATGCAAAATATGAGGAGATCATAGAAGCTGGCACTGCACCCAAAAAATCCATATGCACCCTTGAATCAACAGAAATATAAATATCTCATGCAAAACAATTCAGACCTTCATTACCCTGCAAACGTACGACAAGTAGAAAGGCAGATAGCCCGTAATAAGGCTGCCTTTAAACGTATGATACGCCGATTTTTAATTGCTCTGGCTATATTTGTAGTACTGTATGTAGGGCTTATTGTTTACATTTTAAATTCTTAAATCATGAGACACGTTTTCACCACTCATCAAACATTGAATGTTTTGACAGGTCATTTGCACACCAACATGGATGACATTTACAAGTTCTTTAACGATGTAATAGAACCGGGCATTATGACCCATATGTTACCTCGTGCATTTAGATCAATAAAGCCTATTTTAGAAAGCAAGCTACCCAATTTGCCGCATGACGGATACCATCCTGAGTTACCCAACGACGATGTGGCATTTGAGTTCACAGATGCCGACAAGCAAACATTCTGGAAGTCATATTTAGAGATGCCGAATCCATTGGAAGGGAAAGAAGTCATAGCTGTAAAAATATAACCCATGCCACACATTAAATCCACTGTAAACTTAAATTATGTCAAATAGATTATCATGCGGGTGTATCCCCGATGCTTCAGGATACGGCTATTGTCCGGAATGTGAACGTAAACTCCGTGAAAAGATTTGGCGTGAAATGGGAGAGAATCGCAGGCGTTATGACCGGCATTTCGATCCTGTTGGAAGTGCGGCACTAGATGATGCTGTATTCCCAGATGGACCACCTTCCGGTTGTTCCTGTCACATTAACCCACCTTGCAGTTATTGCGTAAATAAAAACAGCGAAGATGAGAACGATTAAGGATACCAGTCCCGCACTTCAGCGAATTGACAAATTCAAAAGAGACATTCTTAAAGAGTTATTACAGGAATGTACGGAGAGCCAGCACATGAACTTTAAAAGGATGTATTCTCACAAGGCATTAGATATACCAATTAACGAGGCCGTTGATAAAATGGCTGACGACAAAATTGATTGGGCTATATGCCAGTGCGAAACTACCGTCAAAAAAAACAAAACCAGCGCCAATGCCCCACATTAAAAGCTCCATCAACTTAGAAAGAGCCTCTAAAAAGCTCGTTAAAGACATTCTCCCTGATCCATTCTTAACCTGGATGAAAGAGCGCGGTATAAGCTTTAAAAACGGCTATTGGAAAGACTACACAGGTAAGAAACTATGTGAAAGCTATGATGAGTTACTGATTATATTCAGGGAAGAAGAAAGAGAACAATACTTATAAAGGCTACTGGCAAACCGAAATAGTCCCCGGCAAAAAAGTCGGGGCTTTTTATTAACTTTATTAAAACACTATTTAAGAAAGAAGATTGAGTGTACCAAATAAAAAAGGAAAGCCCCGGTAGAAACTGGGGCTTTTTTCGCATTTATCACTTGAAATTCAAAAGCCGGAATAAGTACGATGCACTTTACCGCACATAGTTCTATCCGATCTACAGGCGGAGATCATAAACATACATAAAATTCCTACTAAAAAGAGAATGCGTTTCATTGTATTTTTGATTTTAGGGGTTACAAAATTGAACACCCCGCTGGGAACAGTAGGGTGTTTTTGATCATAGACTAATCAAAGTCCATTAATCATTAAACCTAAATCCTATGAATAATTATCAACCCGCGAAATAATCTAAATAGATTGCCGGGCACTGTGTCCTTGCTATTCCAACACATTCAAAAATTTTTAAAAGAGGGGCCGCATCCGCTAACGGCCCTCTCTATCAGAACCATAACCCGAAAAGAAACCGTCCGTCCTTAATTATTTTGACCCGTTTTGGTTTTCCAAGCTGGGTAATTATCTTCTGTTACTGAGTATTCAGGATCGTCGCTGGCCGGGAACATCCTCTTTACTTTTGCATCTTCAATAGGGTCTTTTTCAGTTTTAAAGATGACCAGCAATAATACTCCGGTTCCGGTTACCGCCAATCCTGCTGCAATACAAGTGACAAGATGAGACATGGCTTTAAAGATTTTAGCGTTAGGATAATAGAGGACGGATTAAAAAAGGTCGGTCGTCGAGTATTGCAACTCTCTGTTTCTCTAAACGGCATCGTACCCACACCGTTGGGAATTAACCCACTTAGTTAGACACATCCCAAGCATCTGACTTAGGGCGAAGTTTTGCGGGGCAGGATTGTTTCATACTTGCATGGGCGTTTTTACCCTCTGTTTTTGGGTCTACAGCTGACATCTATATACTTATTTCACTCTCGCCAGCATACTTATGAGCCAAGCACACTCCCGCTGACGATCAATACATGATAGCGTCTTATTCCGCCACCCGCAATATATTCATTCAAAGAACATTTTAAAAATTAGCCCAATTGAGACCAATCAGGCTGTCTAACGATTGCTTGCCAATATGAAAAAGTTTTAAAGAACTATTTAATCTTCTTCCCATCCAGAGCGAAGACCATATCTCCTTTTTTCGTCTCTTGTCAATCTCCGTTCGCTCCCGGCCGGATCATTCCACGGCTTGGTAGGGTCATCTTTTTTGCATGGATCATTATGTGGCGCAAAAGGATCATCCCGATACATAGGATCATTCCAAGGCGCAAATGGGTCTGTATTACGTGGATGTGACATATCTGTAAATTTTTTATCTTGATATATAATCGTAAAGCAATTCGGCCATTTTAGTAGAAATCGTTTTGCCTTCTTCTGCGGCTTTTATCCTGAATGCCTTTTTATTATCCTTTGTTACCTTAACTGATATTAATTCCTCTCTTTTCTGGCCTTTTTTCTTCATGAACTCTAAGGTATGACCTTAGTACGAAATATCAAAACTTTTTCTGATTTTTTTTTGAAAAAGGGCCACGATCTTTTCAGACCGCAGCCCCACCCCTAAAAACCCTATCGAAAATCTTTAAATATCAACATATTTAGTGCCGGGGATAACCCTCCCTTGCTGGTGTAATTGTAATAAATCTCTCCAATTATACCCAAATCTATTCTCAAAATGCGGGGTATCAAGAATGCTTTTGAAATCCCCTCCCCATGCCATCCCGTGTTTTTTCATTATTTCAACTACTTTCATCCAATTAGGCCCCACTACCCAATCTGGTTTGCCATTGGTGATCATTTCGAAATCGAATGCAAGGCCGTAATTATGATAACTCTGCCCAGCTTTGGAGTTAGTCACTCGTGGCCCTGGCTCTGTTCTACCTTTTGCATACAGTTTGTCGCTCTCTTCAAAAGTCCTATACCCTTGTGTTACTATAATTTTCACATTATCAGGCATGGCAGCTTGGGCTTCTTCCCATGCTTGTATAGCTGAATCCCTGAATTTTGGATGCAAGGTGGTTAGCTGTGTTAGTGATTGTTGATCCATTATAAAACCATAAAAATATTAAGAATAATAAATACAGCCAAAGCTCCCATGAATACATAAGGATAGCTGTTGCCTATTTTTGAATCTAGCCAACTTCCGTTAGGGCTGGAGTGCGTATAAAAAACGGCTTACGTGGTTTTCGTAAAAAGTTCAGCAATGGGTTGAATGCGAAAATCCGTTCCATTACCAACGCACCACATAAGAACCAATCCCATCTACTTACCCACGTGAACATTCCGATAACAATGCCTACTACAATCGCCCAGAAAGTATGATTGATCTTTTTATTGGCATCAAATCTTTCGGCATGGTAGCTGGCAATGGCTAAATTCACACAAAGGAATAGTATTTCATCTATAATTTGTGCCATTTTAAAAGCCGATAAATACGCCTCTCTTCGATTGTTCAACCGTTGTGTTCTGAGCTACATTGGCCGGATTTTTAAATATAGCGCCCATAGTCAGAAAGGCAAAAACAATCACCCATATCAATTTTAAAGTGTCTAGGCTCTTATTCATTTTAACGGCCATTTTTTCAATTATGAATAAGCCAATAAAATGAGCTGCTATAAAAGCTCCTATCCAAATCCAATAAGAGGCGAACGAAGCGCAGTACTTCCACGCTTCACCGAAAGATATGTATTCAGGCATAGATTAAAGTTTTACTTTGTTGCCATTGTTTCGTACAAGATAGCCAGCTACAAAAGAGCCAGCAAGTAATGTAATAAATAGCCAAATGGGAAGATGCATCATATAAATATGTGTTGATTAAAAAATGCTTCGGATACGAGCATAGGCATCAGGTTTATAAGGTCGCACTAGTGATCTGCCTACAATATAAATGAAAAGTATTAAAAATTCATATACCATAGGCCATTCATTGAAATTTACCCAATAGAAAATAAGGTCAATAATGATATATGCCAAGACTAGGATAGAGGCTAAAAATACAGTAGTACTATATGTAACCGCCGTTTTACAAAAGGCTATCATTCTTACTATCCACGCTAAAGACGTGGAACTATCTTTATAATACCAGTATTCGGCCTGAACCCTATTAAACCCTGGCAATAGAAACCAATTGCAATTATGGGTATATACCGAAGGTTTCAAGTAATGAATATAAGTAGGAATCTCCGGTATCTCTATGCTAATGAGTAGCAGTGCTACTGTCCATACCACCCGTCTTTTGTTTTGATCATCATTTTGGCGGCGGCTTTGGCGGGGGGTTACTTCCATTGCTACCCTCATCTTCCGTCTGTTGGCCATCTGGTTTTGGTTTGGGTTTCGGCTTATCACCTTTAATTTTCTTCCCTTTGTGATATATCATATAAGTAAATTTTTAAGCTGCTCGATTATTTTTTCTTTTTCCTGTAGGGTTTGGGCTTTTTTTTTCCTTCCATTTGTCAAATTTATAAGAGACGTAACAACTCATGAGTGTAGTGCCTCCTGTCAATATGATTGTTCCTGCCCCCTTCAATAGATATATCAAAATAGATGGAATACCCTGGCCGCTCCAAAAAAGACCAAGGCTTCCAAACAACCCAAGAAAACTTCCTTTAAAAGCAGTTGAAAACTTTTCCTGATAACAGTATTTGACAAATCTGGCAAACTGTTTCCAAATTGATGATTCCATTGTGGTAAGGGTGGCTCTAATAGATTGGGAATATTGTTTTGCTCATAATTTTTCATACTCAAAATCTTATAAGTGAATAAGTAATACCAATGCCAGGAATGATTTTTATCTGTCCTCCTATTATACCCGCACCCACAAAAGGTCCAATACTAAATCGTTTCGGCTTTGTGTTTATCTTCTTATAGTCTGCATACAATTGGCTGTACTTTAACTGCGTTTGGAAAAATCCATTATTGCAATCTATTAACTGCTGATTGAGACGGTTGGCTATTTCTGTTTTGGTTGCAATAATTTCGTCATTTACTTTCCGTAGTGAGTCATTCGAAAAGATATAATACCCCACTACAGCCTTGGCATTGATTACAGCATCCCGTAGGCTGTCGCAACGATTGAGAGTGCGTAAAGTATCTTTCTGAGCTTCAGCATCATTTAAATCGGCTATCAATTCGCCTATGTCGTTGGATTGTTTGGCAAGGTTTTTCTCATATGACACAATAATGGCCGTTAGACTATCCTTATCGTTTTTAAAGGAATCAGCCTTTTTGCTTATGGAGTCTATTACGTGCTTGCTTTGCTGGTCATGCTGCTGCATTACGAAGGCAATGCTATCGATACTCTTTTTATCAGACGAATGATCTGGCCCGGGATTTTTATTGCACCCATTTTCCCACAAAATGACACAAATAACCACCACAATGGCAAATCCTATCCCATATGGTAATGGGCTTTTCATTTATTGGTGGTATCAGTTGAGGTGCTATTATTGTTTTGCGCCATTTTAATATCTCTGTACTTTTCATACATATTGACACCAAAAATGGTACACAAAGCCATAAGCATAGCATAATATAATTGATCTCTAAGCGTAGGATCAGCTATTTTGCCCCAAATAAAGCTAACCGGAAATTGCGCCAAAAAGGCTAAGAGAAGAATGAAAAAAGCTACCCGCTTGCTGGAAGGACTTCCATTTTCGGAAAGAGTCTCTTTAATAAACTTTATCATTATTGGGATTTTAGCGTTAAGCGAATATAAACTTTTTTTGGAATTACGGAAGGGTTTGCTGTGTATTATCCGAATACGTTATAAGTATGGATTTTATCGTCTTGGCAATCGGCGGCGGAACAGCTACCGGTGGGGTTACGACGGGAGCGGGTGTCGTAGCTTGTATTACATCGTCATAAATATTCAATCCTTTCGGTCCTTTGTAATTATTATCATAGAATTGATTCCACCCGCTATGACCAGCATTGTATGAGATAAAGTCTTCATTGTATCCAGCGCCTTTCAATAGGACTGTAAAGAATCTTTGCATAGATTGAAAGAATGAGTCTTGCGTACCACAAAATCCTATACTCCGCATTTTGGCCAGTCGGAGATCATTGCCGCCTAATGAGTCGTTGGGAGAAGTGCCTGCCGATCCGCTCATGGCCATACTCATTACGATTATCCCGGCTATGGGCACATAATGAGCATCATCTTCGCTTTGGATATATCGCATTACATGGTCGGCTCCATAGGAAAGGCCGGTTAAATAGATTTTGGATTTATCAACGGGGAGATTGCTAATTACGGCCTGAATAGCTGCTCTTAAAAAGGGAATAGCTGCCGGATTGTTGTATGTTCCGTAGGTATATGGAGTTTGAGCAAAAGCTATTATAAAGTTAGGCGTCCACCCATTTTTAACGAAAGCCATTGGCCCATTCACATAGGCTCTTGATGGATCATTACCAGATTCCCCGCTGCCTGGGAACATGATAAATACCGGCAAAGTCCCTGTTGCATTATCTGGGACATAATACACCAGATTAAAATTACCAATTGGTGAAGAAAATACTTTTGTCGTTATCATAACTGTTTCGATTTAAATTTCTTTTTATGAATCCACTGCCCAACGCCACTAGGCAACGATACAATTACTTGCGCTTGTACAGTATCTTGTCCGCTGTTATTATCGGATATTAAATCCTGGAATACATATGTGCCGTTGATCATGTTGGATACACTAACCGTTTGCGAACTAGTATTGGTGAGCGTGGCGGTATTAGGTCCGCTCTTTTGCGTCCAAGAATGGGAGATAATAGAACAACAAACGGTATCTACCCCGTTCGCTGCTGGCTGAGAAACAGCAAACACCTTTAACATATTACCGGTGGCTGTAATTGTGGTACTGGACGTACTGATATTCTGATTGGCTGCATCAACAGTAGGTGGAGTCCCATTATAGGTTTGCGTACGCGCCGTTAATACCGTCACTTGAGTTGGTGAAAGAATATCTAAAGCATCATAATGAAACTGATCCATATTAGACCCATCCGGAGTCCAGATATTAGCAGCAAATCCATTGCCCATTACATTTGCTTTATTCCTTCCCCATGAAAATACGCTATCTAATTGATCTGTGGCATACGTATAAAGTCCGAACCAAGATGTTTTATAAACATGCTTCCAATTTGTTTTTGAACCAATTTGAACTGGGATACCGGTTGGATGTTCTCCATTAGTAAAAGACCATCCATAATTTGGATAGCCCGGATAATCATATCTCCCAACGAATTCTTGTCCATTTCCCACCTCTCCGAAAGAGTTCCAACCACATCCATACAGCTTACCGGTTGAGTCTATGTAATGGATGGTATTCCAATCAACCGCCAATTCTTTTATAGGTATGGTTAATCCCCAAAGACTTTGAATGGAGGTAGGAGTAGTGAAAGCAGTAGAGCCGCCGTATAGACTTACAGAAGTTCCTGCAACGAAAGGGTAGCCCATTGTTTGAGAACCTGTAGCAGCAGGCATAAGATACCCCCAAAAATCAACAGCAGCGGAAAATATATCAATTGCGGGGCGAACTGTATTATATATAGTAGGCGTCTGACCTTGTATTCCCGGCACCCATTTATATACATGCAACCCATCACCTGTTAGTCCCAATATAGTATTACCACCCATCGCCACTTTTTTAAAATGGACTCCGCCCGGTGAAAGCTGCGTATAATTCATGGTTTGCCCGGTAAATGTTGTTAGATTGCCGCCGGGATAGAAAAGGGAGTAAGCATCTTTCCCGCCATAATAAATAGCAGAGTCAGACCCTCGGATATAGGTTTGAGCAGCAGAATAGAAGGTTGCGTAAAAAAGACCTGTTATAGCATTGCCTAAACTATCGGTTGTTAATTCATAAATTCCGTCCGTTGGGTCTGTAAATATTTTTGTGTACCAGTAATTCCCCGCTTGATCCAATAAAATAGCATAGTTAAATCCACCGGTGGTAAAAGACCAAGATGTTACCCCTGCTGGCATCGACCATTTCTTTATGAAAGTTCCTCCGTTATTACTATACCCGTACATATTCCCATCTGACATGATGTAGTATACACGGTATTCGCATACCAATACACTCTTAACCGTCAATTGAGCTTTAACAGAAAAGGACAGAAACAATAATATAGATAGAATATACTTCATTAATTTTCTTTGTACCAAAACGATGGGCCAGCGACTATGATAACAGAGCTTCCTGCTGCCACAGTTAAAGAAGTAACAGAAGAAGTGTCGTATATATTATCTGAACCACTCCGAGAAATGGTCAAATTACCACTACCTGCATTTTTTATAAAATATTTTCGTCCCTGATTAGCATTAAGAGACGGTAAAGTATATGTGGCTGTTGATCCGTTGAAAACGTAGTCGGTGGCCGTTGCTAAGGTTATGCTTGTGGAGCCTTCTAATACAAGTCCAATTCCAGGGCTTGCTGATTTCAAATTCCATCTTGTGCCATCAGAGGTGATATTATAAGCTCCCCCTGTGGCTAAGGAAGTAATAGAATCATATGGTGAAATATAAAATGCAGATGAGGGCGTCCATTTATTTGTAGACGCTGTGGCATTCTGTATATATATTCCCAAATCAACACCACTTACATTAGTCGCAGATGGGGATGGTATGGTAACGGTTCTGGTAGCTGTAATATTACCACCCAAATAAAAATCTCTCGAATCAGAGGTAGTATAATTGGCATCTGTTGTGGTAGCCCCATTACCATATCCTACCGTTCCAAACATCTTTAAAAATCCGTTTTGTCCAACTATAGGCCATAGCGTTATATTATTAGCCCTCCCCGTAAGTGATCCTATTGGACTTCCAGAAGTTCCCAACAACAAATTAAAACTACCTCCCGACAATGTTCTATTGGCGGTCAATGTTCCATCTGAATTAAATATATTACTCCCTCCTGTGCCCCCTAAATCAATCCACCCGGACGGGGTTTTTAGCTGTAAAGAATCTACTGTAGAGTTGTAGATAAGCATCCCGTTTTTCGGCCCGGATACATTCACGGTTACGGTGCTTCCTGAGCCTGTTCCACCCGTTAGCGTTCCGGTCACCGGAGTTCCTGGGACATAGTTGACACCGCCTTCCACTACATCCGCGCCGATACTACTGCCGCCCGCTAAATAACAGTTTACTACCGCACCAGTACCAATGCCGGGCGTAGACAGTGTCAGCGTAGGGGCCGCACTCCATGAACCGCCAGTGATGGTAATGGAGCTTACACATCCCATGCTGTCCCGTTGAGCAGTTGTCATCCGAGGCGGCAAAAAACCTCTGGTTGTGGAGCGCATTTCCACCAGCGCATTCCAGTTGTTCGAGCTATCTCCGCCTATTAATGTTCTTCCGCCTGCTGTGTTGAAATAATTGTTGCCGTACTTATTTCTAAGGCCCAATAATTCCGCTCCTCCCTGGCTCGTGATAGTGGGATTGTAATCTATACCACCTAATCTATTACCTCGCTGGTTTACGCTCGTATTATTAAAAGTGGGCGTCAGGTCCAGGGTTGTGACAGTATCCAATGTCCCGGTCAGGTTATTTACATCGAATTTTATCCGTGTCCCAGGTGACCTTCCGTTCGATCCGATCTGATTTATACCGGTCGTATAATATTGACCTAAAAAGACCCCGGGAGTATTCGCCGTAGAATAAGTCGCATCCAACCGAAGCGTATTGCTCACCACGCCAATGCCATATCCTAGAGCGGAAGCAGCTGAGGTGTTACCTGCCTGAAGACTGCCGAAAAAGCTGCCTATACTTGTTGCGGTTGTTTTTATTGGCGATGTACCGGCAGCAGAATTAACAACCATATTGCCATTTAATGTATCATATCCGCCAATTACCATACCCCCAGACGCGCCGGCAACCATTTTGAGTAAATTAGTTGTATCCGCATATCTAAATTGCCCTACTATACGACCCGCATTGAAATCTGGTGCAGTAACTAGCAATGTAGCTATATCCTGCTGTGCTTTAGTAGACCCGTTATAATTGCTTCTTTTGGTATAATAAATGTTATTATTGGGATTGTTATCCAAATACGACATGATGGAGGAGAATCCAGTAAACGAAGACCCTGTTACATTGGTTACACTATTAATTTTTATCCATACACTATCAAAAGGCAATGGCGCGATGACATTAAGGGTATCCGTACTTTTAGAGATAGTATACCCAGACACACCTCCTATCGTAATGCTTGCTGGACGACTATATCCAGTAAATCCAGCCGGGTCTAATTCGTTGATGAATATAAGTTTTCTTAAAACCGGCAAGTTGGCCTGCCTAAAGGCAAAATAGGCCAAGCTATCATACCCTGTTTTAGTAGGATGGATATCGTCTGCGATTAAAGCATTATGATGTATATTGTCGAATCCTGCGTCTGTCCGATAGGTGCTATCCCCCCACCACCCTTCATAATCTACTACCGATGCCCCATATTGATCCAAAATACCTAGCCTTAGCTTGCCATTTACGTATTTAACTTGTTTTAACATTGCTTGATTTGAAAGCGCATCTCCAGGCAGGTTAAATACAACGCATTTAACACCTCTCTGTTGACACTGGCTTGCCATCCACTCCAAATTCAAAAGAGTTTGGTCGGGAGTAATATTAGCAGGTACGTCGTTTATCCCGGCTATAATCATTACGCATACTGGGCGGCGGCTTAGCGTTTGTGATCCCCTAGCATCATTCGGGTTACTTACTTCACCAAACGCATCTCGTAAAAATCTTTTTCTTATATCATTAGTAGTTTGTCCCCCAATCCCTCTATTTCTCCATGTATAATTAGTGATTTGACTAAGGCGGTAACTTAAAGTTCCGGGCGAATCAGGGTAATCATATTTATAGGTATTTTGAGGGACGCCAGACAAAAGCCAATGTTCTGGCCCATGCAAAGCAGGATGCCCTTCCGCCTGGGAATCACCTATTACCACCCCGAATGGAAGCGTTATGTACACGCTATCGCCGGTTAATGTACTAGTAAGCCAACCCCCATATTCCGTAGAACCAACAGTTCCCGCACGCGTAGTACTGAATCTATAAACTACGGAATCTATCGAAGTGTAGCTATAATTTGTAACCGACGAACCAGCATTCACGCCGTTTGCAAATACCAAGATTTTAGTCTCACTCAGTGGTCGTGGTAATATACCATTAGATGGCTGATCTTGAATTAAGGTTGTGTCTTGTGCTTTATTGAAGCCATTGCCCATAAAAATATGGGTAGCGGACAAATTAGAGGTCAATTTATTGTTAAATGTTGACCAATCGGTGCTAGATAATTTACCGGAATGCGTGGGGTCGGCTGTAGGTAAATTAAACGTATGTACCGTACCAGTTGAAGAAATGCCAAAATCCGTCCCGGTAGTCCCAGTAGCAAATGTTTGCGTTGCTCCGGTAAGCCCATTTAAGGAAGTAATTCCACTTGCCCCCCCGGCTGCCGATATAGTAATAGAACTGTCTGGATTATGCGTTATAGTTATATTCGTTCCAGCCACAAGGTTATTTAAATATAATGTATCACTCGAAATATTTCCTATTTGAACGCCTGTTCCGGAGACTCTATTTTTTACAAATAACGTATCTGGTGCTAAAGAAGCAGGATTGCCGGACCCGTCATACCCTATAATATTACCCGCTGTTCCATTAGCTATTTTCAAATTCAATTGATTGGTAGTGGCCGAATCCAATGCTAATAAAGAGCCTACTGTAAATGTCTTTATATTATTCGTATTAGGGAGTGCCCATCTATATCCTGCACCTACGTTCGAGTTGGTAGCGCCGCCAGATGCAGCGTTAAGCACCCCAGCCGTCATAGACAATCCTGTACCTAATGTAATTTCCTGATAGTTTCCGGCTGATTGCGCACCCAATAATACACTCCCGGCAGAGGCTTGTTGAAATTTGCCGTAGGTAACTTTATTGTTTCCGATAATTAAATTAGGGGTTAAAGACGTTGCACCACTAGCAGTTCCTGTTACATCCCCTCCCGCATTAGGGGTAAAAGTAATCGTTTGGTTTGCCGTTAAATAGGTTGAATTATCGTAACTTATGGTCGTACCGGAAGCTTTTACAAAACCTGTTCCATTTAATTGATTTTGCTTTAAGCTGTTTTGGTAAAGTGTAGTAAGACCCGTTATAGAGTTTACGGTATCACCTCCATAGTTTGGGATATTTAAATTGGGAGAAGAAAAGGTTGCCGCCCCACTTACCCCCGTAGTTGTAAAAACTATTGCGGCCTGTTTCGCATTGAATGTATTATAATCTGAATTACTGATGGTGCCGGATGTCACACTGCTAGATGATGCTAATGGTATATTCAGCGTGTGAGTGCTGCCAGAACTTACAAAGGCAGGCGTTGTCCCGGATGCGCCATTGGCAAAAGTTTGAGTACTTGTAGTGAGGCCATTTAAAGAAGATATACCCCCTCCGCCACCGCCAACAATAATATACCTAAAATATCTAGTACCATTTCTGAATTCATACACGCTGTCATTGCTGATGGTTGTACTGTCCACCTTATTATTCCAAGTGTTGAATAGTGTGGGATTGGCGATGCCGCTTGCAGAAGCGCTTACAGTTGGTATGTTCAAAACAGCCGTTCCGCCTAGATTAGCTGAAGTCGCTCCCCAATTGGGAGCACTACCGGAAGTCCCTATTGAAAAATTAATAGACGAGTTAGCCAGATTGCCATTAGGTATCCCAGTGGGCAAATCAGCCGTTACCAACGTTCTGAAAGAAGGCGTACCTGGGCTACCTATGGATGGCCCAGCAAAGAAAGTATTAGCACTTTGATTGGCTAAATTCATTGTTCCGGTCCATGCCCCCCCACTATTATTAAATGTAACCGGGCTATTGAACACTCCGCTGGGAACCGTAAAAACTAAAGAGCTTATGCCGCCCCCTGATGTTCCCCTTAATAAAACACTCGTCGTAGTTCCATTTAATTGATGGAAATTGAAAACAGAATCATTGACTCTATAAATAGTATCTACTAAACTCAATGGAACATTTGTAGAGTCCACATACACTTTTACTAAATTACTGTCAGCTACTCCGTTTCTATACCACCATAAAGTTGTTATACCTCCGGTATATGTTCCGTTCCCATTCAACGTGCCTCCCTGATGTACAGCCATGAATTCATGACCAAAACGGGATGCAGATGTTGGCCTATTTAGTCGCACCTCTGTTGTATCCCTAAAATCCCTATACCTGAAATTGATAGTATCATAATACATTAAACGCCCATTAAAGGGGGCATTTTGAGAAGGGAATATAGCATCATTTATTGGTATGTGTTTGGTCGGTAAGTATCCTTGAGAATACCCAACAATGGATGCGAGAACAAATAATATAGTTAGTATTTTCTTCATACCGTGCTTATTGTAATGAGATTCGACGGGTTTACTGTGAAAGGATTTCCTGAACGACTAAATACATACTTCTTACTGTTGAATGCATTTATTTCAAATACAAATCCAGGAATAGGGCCGTTATCTACTGGTGGGTTATCGAAATGATTTTTGGTTGGTTCGGTATCTGGATATTGTATAACGATGTATTTGGCAGAAATAGCTTCCGGGAATTGAATAGGGAATGGATTGCCCGGTGTTACTGTTAAGCTAAATATATATGGTACATTATCTACCCCACTTTCCAGATCAGCGCTATAATCCGTATCTCCATAGTATACACGTACTACAGTCGCGCTTGTAACGGTCAATGTCGCGATAGACGACGTGGCTGTTTTCCCATTTGAGTCTACTACTTTCACATAAAAGGTTTTACCGGAGTCAGATAATTGAGCATTTGAGAGCGTATAAACAGATGAGGTAGCACCCGATATTGGGTTACCTAATGAATCATACCATTGATAAGAGAAAGGAGAACTTCCCGTAACCGCAACCGAAAAAGAGGCATTTTGCCCCGCCGTTACTGAAATTGAATTAGGCCCAGTTATAACCGGTGCTCCCAATGCAATGTTATCTATGATCACCAATGCTTTTTGAAGATACGGCCAGCACAACGCTAATAGGTAATTAGCCATATCATTCATAAACTGAGCAGATGATCCGTATGTATAATACCATTCTATGGCTTTACGTTCCATATAAAGCATCTGTGGCAATCTGGGGTCCGTTGGTTTCTTATTGTAGAAGTCTGCCGCCCGAACATCCTGACTAGCCAATACTTGACAAATCTTAGCTATCTGTATGGTCTCCGGTATGGTATATGGTACGGCTCCCATCAGAAATAAACTTGTTGATTGCTGATTAAATTATAGGCTTCATCCAATGAATTTTGTGCTAAATATACATCCTGCATTTCGGTTACCGATTGTACGGCATCATCAATAAATAATCTCAATTTAGACTTGTTAGAATAAAAATTATTATCGCTCACCAATAATGGATTAGATGCCTGCATGCGCGTAAGCCCGGCGTAAAAGTTCTCACTGTTGGAAGTGAAGGCATTTAAGATAGTCTGTGTATACGTGCTGGGGCTGGGTAATGGGCTGGAAGATAACCAATCGCATTCTATCCTTAGAGCGTAATCCCTGTCCAAAAGATTAATAACAATAGAGGATTGAGAAATGGGCCAATCTATGTATGCATTGGACGCGCCAATGGGAGTAAGAGTAGTCCCATCTGCCTTAAAAAGGTAAACTTTTCGATCAATCAAGCTAGGATCGGTGCCTGTGCTTGTGTCTGTCAAAGTGAAAGATTGATAATCAACCCCTTGCGATATTGAAAAGTTCCCATTAAACATTTTTTATTTATTGTAGATATTTAAAAATATATCCTTTGGTTGATTTTTGCCGTCCATTAACAACGAAAGAAATCAAATTTCTATTGATTGATAATTGTTCTGATGCTTCGTTTATGCAGACATAATCCCTTATCTTATTATTATTTAAATCATACTGTGTTATTGCTTTCCCCCTGAGTTTTGTATTTTGTTTTTTATATTGAAGCCGCATTTCCTCTGTCATTTTTCTGCCTCTTAATTTAGACGCTCTTTTTTCTTTTGTATACTGAGATTGTCTAACACCAAGAGAGTTTTGTTTGCCTTTCATGCTTTGAGATATCTTCAATTTAACTTCAGCAGGAATTGTTTTGCCAATATTTCTTTCTCTTGCTTTTTTCCTAAAATCTTCAGATTTCTTAACTCCCAAAGTCCCGCGCCCCCCTTTGGTCAAATTCATTCCGTTTTGTTCTGGCCATTGTTTTCTAAATGACATCATAGTTCTAATCCAAAATATCTCTTTTCCGTTAGCATAATGTATATCGGATTTGAAGGAATCTATAACTTCAAAGGAATGAGACTTGAACCCATATTTAATGATTGATCTGTGTAATAATCTTTGATCTTTACTAAATCCTTTTTCATAAAATCGTATTCTTTTTTTTAAATTAGAGGTTAGACCTATATAAATACGACCTTTTGGATTTGTTATTTTATAAATATCCCAATGTCTAACGATATTAAAATTGGCCTTCAGCATATTTGAAATTTTTAAAAAAGGGACGGCAACCTGCAAATGCAGTCAGCCATCGGATCACTAAGTAAATCAACTTAATAACCAATTCAAACTTTTGTCAAAGACTCGATCTTTTTGAATATCTCATCCGCTTTGGTGCCGCCCGTGCGTAAAAATTCTCCAAAGCGTTCTACTTCGTTTTTAACTCCATCACCCGCACCCAAAACGGTTATAACCTGCTGGTTTGATCCCCACAAAAACTTTCCACCTACCGGATCAAACGAAACAACTCCTTTTGACATAGCCCGCTTAATAGTGGACTGATATTTTATGTTTTCGCTCTCCACCAAATCGATAAACATCTTAGGATCATCTTCCGCCATTTGTTCTATCCGGTTCCTGAGAATGTCCACATCTTCGTTTTCATCCCATACCATAGCGGCGGCAAAGTCTTTTACCTGCTGATTGGACATTCTTTCGGCGGCTGCAAATGCCTTTGTTTTTGCCTTACGAATCTCTCTTTCTTTACCGGCTTCAGCCTTTTCGTCTACCGGCGTAACTACTGGATTCCTTTTCTTATCTTGGAATAAGCCGCCGTTTACCTTGGGATGCAGTTCCAAGTACATGGCATCGGCAAATCCTTCTGGCTCCGTTAAATCCAATTTCATAACGCCTTCGTTTTTGCCATGAATGCGGATGCGTCTAAACCGTTTTGGCAATCCCTTTTCATCAACCTCTTGGACAAGCCCTATTTTTTTTACTTTTGACTTATCCGGCCTATTCTCTTTTTCATCGATAATATCAAACACTACGGGGTCCAAAGTATAATTAGCGGGCCAAATTATTTTCCCATTTACTTTTTCAGGGTCTGGGTTTTCATTGCTGATGGCAAATTTGTAAACACCTTCTTTACCTTTTGCCCGTACCCTTTCTTCTAATGATTTACGAAGATCGGGCGATAAATCATTGAAATGTGCTACTTTTTCAAGCATAAAAATTTTTTGAATTGGTTATTAAATTGATGCACTTTTAAACTACGCGATACTTCAGGAAAAGTTTCACGCCAAGGCATTCAAGACCTTGGGCGGTGAACCAGTCAGTGTGAAGATACATCTGGCTGTTGGTGGGAACGTCCGCCAAAGCACCTGTCCTCCATTCTTTGATAATCCCATTGGACGAACCGGTAGCAGGATTACCGTTGAAAGGGCTAGGTGTATGGCGAATCTGCATACGTGGCTCCCGGCCACCGTCTACCGTCTCCAAGGAATCCTTGGGAACAAAGAAGATAGAGCCGTTGATATCTGGATTAAGCGTGGCCGAAAACAATTGCGGATGATCGAAGATGGGAATATGCACGAAGTCGATCTTATAACCGCGATAGCTGATCTGGTCAACTTCCAGGTCTACGCTACGTCCGTCGATGACCATACGGACAGAGGTAACACCCGAAGAACCCAAGTTCTTGAAAAATTTATCCAACACAGCCTTGGAACGAGACCCCATGAATCCCATTTGATCGGTGGGGGATTTGACAGCAATCCAATCATCTACGATGTCGTCCAATTCAGTAAACCCGAATGTACCCAGAACGGCGGCTCCATCACTTGTACCGTAGGTCGTTACATACCAGTTTAGACCGCCGGTAGTTTGAATAGGAAGGCCGCTGGTGGGCTCAGCCAAGAATGGGTTGGCATCATTGAAGCTGGTGGAAGATTGAACACCGGCAATCATCTGGTAGGAAATATCTCCGTTCAGCTTGATAACCTTTTGTATCAATTGGTAAGGCAGAATATGATAATCGCCGTTTACCTCTACTTCCACTTTAGCCACTTTCTGAACGTCGGTAATTTCATCTACTTCCCGGAAATTCTGAATGAGGTTGAAGTATTTGGTAAGTCCGTACCGACGATTAACAGGAGCATCCGATTTTTCCGGAAACGAGTTAGAGCCAAAGGCCACCAAATCATTGACGGTTGCAAAGAAAGGAGCAGCATTACCACCTACGGAGCGAACGGTTAAGGTAGCTGTGCCGGACCCGAAAGTAACCGCCTGTACACGGGCCTGTTTGCCTACGTTGTTGATGTTGGACGTTTGGATCAAATCACCTACGCGCGGAAAGGTAGCGGCGGTGTTGATCGTAAACTGGATTTGGGCCAGACCGGTAGATGTCACGGCGGAAATAGTACCCACTTCATAAACGTCATTGTTTACAAAGTTGTGGTAGTTGAACATCTTAGCAGGCTTGTAGCGGCCTACTATTTTCATGATGTCTGTAAAAGCACGGTCGCGGGATTGATCGTAAATATTAGGATCGATATCCCTCTGATCCAAAAAGTCGATGGCTGAAATGTACGATTTAATCATCGTACCCTGTGTAACTGGCATGGCTATAGATTGTAAATGTTAAATAATTTTTCATTTACAACCCTAGTGCTCTTATTGTCCGCCGGAGACTAATCGACCGCGTTTGGCTGCTGCTGCTGCTGGACTCATATTTTCTATCTCAGCTTTAGCGGGTGCGCCTGGGTCTTTCGGTTTGGCGTTCTCTATGGGTTCGATGGCTTTCTGGCCGCCAAGAGATTTGTAATGTTTTGCGTATTGGGTGAGGAAGTCTTTTCCGTGAATGGCTATCATGGCTATGAGGGCCTGCTTTTCTACGTCGGGAACAAATTGAGTGGAACCGTCTGGTTTATCTTGCTTGATAAACATATGCTCACCCCATTTATTCTGATCGAAAAGGACTTCTAACAGATTGTTGGGATCAACGGGGTAACTGAACTTGTCATCACCCTCCCCAAAGGTCATTTTCTTATCTGCTAAAACGCCTCTTATATATGGATTGTCGTTCACGAACGACTGATACGCTTCTCTCTCTTGTTGACGCTGCTGTTCCTGTGGGTCAGGTACAGCGGGCTTCGGCTCTGGCGCGGCGGGGAGTAAATACTTTTGTTGTTCTGTCGTTAATTGAGTCCGAATGGCTTTTACATCGGCCATTAATTCGATCTTGCCATCTTCGTATTCATCTTCTGAATACAATTGCGGGTCAAGTTTGTACCGGTCAATTACTTTCAGCTTGTACAACCGATCTAACTGTTTAGCATCCAATTCCGGATTCTGCTCCCTCAGATGATGTCTCATCACTTCTTCGGGGGCCATCTTCTGGAAATCGGTGTCTAAGGCAGCTAAATACTGTCTTACATTGCCGTTTGACTTGTAGTGATGTAAGAGCCCTAAAACTTTGGGGTCCAAATCTTTCAAGTCGGCCAGTCTTTCATCAAACCCCAGCTCCTTCAAAATTGCACTGGGTTGTTGACTTTTAAGAACTTCTTGCCAAGTGGGAATCACCGGTTGCGGAGGCTCTGTATGAGGTGTTGCCGCTGGTTCTTCTTTCTTTGGCGTAGGAGTACTTGGTTTTGCCTCAGCTTTCGGCGTCTCAGTCGCAGGCGCGGGTGTAGACGGGGTGGCTGGTGTAGGTTCTTCCTTTTTCTCCGTTGTATTGATAGATGGCACGGGGCCGTCATCTCCTGGTTGTCTCAACACGCCTGACTTTGCCATTACTGCCGCTAAATTCGGGGCTACTTCTGCGGGCGCGTCGATATCGTAAAACTTTCTTATGTACATTTGAATTGGTTAGTTAAAGTTAGAATAATTTTTGATTATCCAAAAAAATTGTGCATTTATTTTCCCGGATTAGGAAATTTCCGCCTCAATAATGAGATTGGTCAAGTCCCAGTAATGGGTCCGTCCGGTCGCCTGATCGGGGAAATGAGCTTTCCCTAACCGTTCGTATTGGTGTTCGACTAGCTTTAAAACACCCTCGTTATTAAGCTCTCGCAAGGTTATCCGCAACCTCTTCATAACATCTTGTCTGATGTATTCTGGCTGAGCCGGGGGTTTTACTATCGGATATAGAGACTTTAAAAAGTCATTCAATTTTATCCTACCCTTCTTTCCTTGTGCAAAAGCTTTAATTCTTTCTTTGTGCGAAAGGGCTGGATTCATTTCTGGCTTTAATTCTGTAGTTACTGGTTTTTCTTCCGGCATTATGGGAGTGTCGGCTTTTACTTCTGTAACTACTACTTCTTGAACAGGTGATGGCTGTTCGTTTACATTTTGTGTGTTTAATTCTGTAGACATATTTATTCTGATTTAGTTGTGGGTTCTAAAAGTTTGGGTATGTTTTGGATATGACTCGCCGCAATCTTCGCCGTTCCTGTTGTGTCAGCTACCGCTTGCTTCGAAAAATTACTCTCCCTAGCTATCTGTAGGGCATACTGCTGTCTTAATTGCTCTTTCTGAAGTTCGCCGTCTACTTCCATTTTCTTTTTCTGTAATTCAACTTGGGCCTCAAGCTGCTTTTGTTGCATCATCGATTGTGCGGCAATTTGAGCGGCCATTTGCGATTGCTGCCCTTGTGTTTGCAGTTCGGCTTGCTTTTGCATGGCCATTTTATCTTTAGCCTTTTCAACACGGTAGGCCAAAATTCTCATTGCTTGTTTTGCGTTATGAGTGCTTATAATAAATATTGCATCTGCGGTAGATAAAAAACCATTCGCTATGTCCTGCTGAACGAGATTCATTAGCCATGCTTTTTCTTGTTCTGTGCTGGCCTCTTGTAGCATAATTCCATGATCCCTAACACTCAAGTCGGAATCCAATTTCAAAAACGTAAGTGCATTAGAATTGAGGGCACCTTTATATGGCATTACCCCTTCTACGTCTCCCTTGCGTAAACCTTGTTTTTGACGGCAGAGCACATCTTCCGCTAATTTACAAGTAAGCCAATTCTCTGCTGCTGCTAACGGATAAAGTGCGTCGTCTGTGCTGATATTGGCGGTCTCATATCCTGGCGTAAGCGTTTTCGGGTTAGGGTCTCCTGCCGTAATAGCATTATATCCAGTGGTTGCTTCTATGGATTGTACCGTATTTAAAAGGTCTTGATATAGTCCTGCCAATTCCGATATAGCTGAGTTGGTAATGGGGATAACCGGTTTCCAGTTTGGCCCCATTGGATTGCCGTCTTCGCCTTTGCTTCGCCCCAATAAGACTCCCGTATCGAAGAACATTTGCAAAACTTCTCGTGGGGTCATGTTCTTGCCGCCCTTGTTCAAAGCGATATTTTCCAGCGCATCCAAATCTATCCACCAACCAGAAGGAACGGCCCTATTTTTCCAGTTCTGTATTTTATAAATAGTAAGTTGATAGTCGTCCAGGTAAGGGATAAGACGTTCCATAACGCCTTGTGCCCGCATTTCATAGAAATTGAAGGCATAGAACTTATAAGATAGAGTTGTCTGAGCCTTCTTTTTAGGGTCGTTGCTCCTTTTTTGATCATAGGCCAGCCCAAAATCATATACATGATCCGTTCCTACTATCCATTTTACTTTATAGATAGATTTCACTCGTTTGCGGGTGTATTTATCTTTAGCTACTTTTCCCCGGCCATAATCGGCCCGTCTAAAATCCAGTTGTCCGGATTCATTAACAACCATTTTGTAATTGTAATCGTCGTAGCTTTCAAACTCCAAGTCCAGCACCTTGCACTTGAACTTATCATATGGACGGTACATCCCCACAACGCGACCATAGATGTTAGGATTTCCCCATTTACCAGCCAATGACCCTGCAAATTCTTGTAACTCATCCTCGCTAAAGCGTGGCGTTCCATCTTCATTTTTAATCAATGCCAAATCATTCAGTGATACATCTATGACCTCTCCGGCATGCACCATATCTGTAAAGTCACCCTTACGACATAGGTTAGTGATAACACATTCCACATTGGCGCGGCGGAATTTCGCTTTATTGTCGTCACCCAACCATTCTTTGTATCCGGCTATCCCGTAATCGAAAAGGTCTTCATAAATGCTTTTTCTCCATTGGATATAATCATTTTCATAAAATCCTAATTCGATGGCATTTTCGGCATCCTCACTACGCATAAATTGTTCTCCCATCATAATTCGCATTTCCAATTCCTCTACGTCCATTGGTTCGCCTGATTGTAAGGATATGAGCGGGTGATTCGCCATTTCAGGATTTTGCTGCTGCATCAATTGACGAACGGCTAATTTTGCCTTCATGCCAGCATAGTATTGATCCAATTCTCCTTTTGCTAAGGAATCTACAGGGGTAGCAACAATCCCCATTACCTGCTTCATCAAACGAGACAATGCTCTATCCCTATATCTGGAAACGATCGGTCGTACGGTCCAGTCCACAGAAAGCCATGTTTCATCCGTCTGCTGATCTACCCCCAATTGCTTCTTGTATTGAGATATGACCTGTTTTCCTAATGCATACATTCTGAATTTTTCGTAGTCCCCATTGTTGTTGTATAATACTCCCTTTGGATAGGCGTAACACCAATCATAAAATGCTGCCTTAGCATATGCCATACAATATTCTGCACCCTTTTTTGCCGGGTCTATAGCGGAATCAGGAAAAGGATAACTCCCACCCGCAGCTATTTGTACATACCGCATATCATGCTATATTTAAATGTTTCCAACTTTTTTTTGATATAAGTTCTCCAACGTGTTGCCGACCAAGAGTACTTATTTGATAATCCCCATCATATCCTACTATATCTCTCCATATTTCCTTTTCTCCCGCTGCGATCTGAACGTATCTCATAATTAACTAGCTTTATGCATTGGCAAAATAGATTCAATATCTCTGTGTGCTTCTGTTGGTCGTTTATACCTTGTTCCTCTAACGTTAATGAGTGTAAATCCAGCTGCCATAGGTTCATCGAACTTTTGAGTATCCTCCACCGCAAAACCTAACCACCCGGTATCTTTTCTTATTAATGACTTAAACAGTATTTTTTTATGATGTTCATTGATATACGATTCTGTATAATTGCATATCATTTGCACCACATTGCCAGTTCCGTCTGTATAAATTCCTGGTTCTGCTTCTCCCGGCAACCATACTAAGAATCCGCCGCATCCCATTTCATTAAAATAATCCTTCCAGTGGTTAACGTTCCTTTCGAATAATACCTTGCACCCGCATAGCCAGGCCATTTTAAGAACATCATCATTTGCCTCCCTAGTTGATCCGGGTCTGAAACAATATCTAAGAACAAACATATCATTAAACTCATTTTCCAAGTCTAACTGATCTTTTACTTGATAGGCAAATGCTGCACAATTTGATCTTCGTTTATCCTTTGTCTTATCATACTTAAACGGGTCCGCTCCTATTCGAATGGCGAAATTATTGTTCGGAATAAATTTACCATTGTTTTCTACAACCTTATTAGGGTCCTTCGGCCACCAATCTTTTACTTTTTCAAATCTACCATTTTCATTTGGAATCCATACAATTTCATTGACGACTAGTTTTTCTTCGCCGCGTACATCTTTTTTTATTTGGAATGGCATTCCGTCTTTCCATTTCAAATCCCCTTTTTCAGTCAAATCATTTCGCCAAGAAATAGCGTCTAACTGATTATTCAATAGTTCCGGGTCATACAAGGCATGTTCTCCGTCACCAGAAAATGCCTCTTTAAAGGTCATCGGATTTTTTCTCTTGAAAGAAGATAGCGCCCTGCTATCCCCATCATTTTCGTACTTCTGCCTAGTATTCAGCAAAAACTGGATAGCCCTTTCTTCATCCGCATAACCATACTTATCAAAGAACATGGCTTTTTGGGCGGGTACAAAGAGTGTATACAATCCCGTCCCCGTTCGTCCATTGGCATCTCGTTCCAATGGGTTTGATTGAGCCGTCATTTCTTGGAAATCATAATTCTCTGGTTCCCCTTTATCAGGTTCTACTGTAGTAGTATATATAGCTTTTCTTCTTCCAAACTCCCCGTCAATTTCACTACAATACCGTACTATATTTTGTCGTTCTTTGATGCTAGTTGGCTTTTTAGTTTTACCAGCCTCATCCGCTACATAAGAGTCCACCTCCGGACCGTCCAGCGCGTTTTCATGGGATGCATAGAAGTTAATAAAAGAATTAAGCGCTTCTTCCGTTTGTTCCTGTTCCGCGCTTGATCCTCTACGAGAAGTATTAAAGAACCTAAGCTCTTCGCTTGGGTCGTCCCCTTTCATTACGTCGTATGTCGGCCTAAAGAAGTGAGGTAATGTTTTCCACGGATGCACCACTCCTTTTTTGAACATTTCCCATGCATCATCATCGGTCTTGGATTGGCAGGTAGCATGATGATTCTCTTGCCTAGAAGCTCTTTCATACATCCAACAGCCGGACTTTGCCGTCTTACCGCTTTTCCTTTTCTCGATATCGTTAAGACCTAAACAATTTGGATCATCCTCGCAATATTTTACCACGTACCAGTACTTCATGTCTGGTATTCTGAATCCAAAATATTTACCTTGAAACTTCCAATAAGTCAACATGAAATAATGTACTCCTACAATATATTCCAATTGACTTTCTTTGGTATATGGATTGTAGTTCCAAAACCATACCCCGCACAATCTCCTATGCCATTCCCTTACTCTAAATTCCTCTAACTCAATATTGATAAATAAAGGATCGAACTTTTGCCTTTCTTCTTCTTGTTTTCTTAGTAATTTGTAGTTTTTTGGCAATTCAGGTTTCTCCCAAAATTGTTCTTCCGGAATATCGGAACGCTTTAAAATGTCTGTCTCTTTAACTTGGCCATCAGAAACATCTACGCCATACCCAAGAGGAGGTCGCCAGCACCGGTAAATGAACCCAAATGCATTATCTGGTATTTCGTATACACTCCCTCCTAGTATCTCTTTAAACATCGTTCGTTCTTCTCGCTATTGATTGTGGTGTTATAGGAATAATTCGCTTGGCGTCCTTTTCTTCATCTCCCGTAATGCCAGCAGCATCGCCTAATGTTTTTATAGCAACTGCCAAATCTGCGGCATCTTTCCAAATTACTTTCAATCTATCAAACGTCTTAGACTTTGGGTCATCCAATTCTATTTTTATCAAATCTGTATTATTTAATAATTGGGCCATTTCCCACGCCTTTCTAACTAAACTATAATATAGTTTAGCAGCTCCGTTTTCTTCATACTTAGCCACTAATTTTTCAAGTTCATCAACCCTATTTTGAAGCTCTTCAATTCTGCTCATTACAAATATTTTTCGTCTTTTTATTTCTATAATTCACTCCATCATATTTAGCCCCTTTGCTTATATTATCCACTTTCCACAATGGCTGTAAATTAGTATAATGGAAACATTTCAATTGTTCTTCAACCTTCGTTAGATCAAAGCTAGAGCATGGCTTTATGTGATCAATGTGAATATCAGATATATTAGCCCAAGTCATCCCTTTTTTAAATTTACTTTCTATGTGAACCTTAAGAGTTTCTTTGTCGCACCCAACCAATTCTGAAAAAGAATTTCTTTTATACTTTTCACCTCCAAGACTCTTTATGGCTGTCCTCAATCTAAATCTTAATCTTCTAGTAATTATATATGCAGGATCATTATCCTTTCTATAATTATGCCTTTGCATCCGCCTGGCATTTAATTTTATTTTATTCTTCTGCACATACTTTTTTCTACTTTCTTTATTTTCAGGCTTATCATTCCATTCTTTTTGCTTTCTTAAAACCTCCTCTCTATTTTTTAAATATTTTTCCCTTTTTTGTTTTTTTATCTTTTCTTTATTCAAAGGGTCAGAAATATATTTTTTATAGTGGGTTTTAGTGTACTCTTTCCCTTCTTCACTATTTCTCCATTTAGCATTATTGCATAATAATTCATTTCTATTCTCCCAATATTTTCTCTTTCTGTACTCTTTCATTCGTTCTTTATTTTCTGGTCTGCTTCTCCATTCTAATGATCTTTTTATTTCCTCTTCCCTGTTATTCAAATATTTACTCTTTTTATATTCAGCTGAGCAGACTTTACACATCGGCTGAACTAAGCCTGTTATAGAAGATTTTTTGTGGTATTCATTTTTATTCTTTTCAATACCACATTTTGTGCATACTTTTGTTTCTTTCCTTTTTCTCATTTTCTATAGAAATTTTTCATCTTTTAACATTTTGGCTGCTTGTAATCTGGCCTGAACATTTTTATAAATACTTCCATACGAAGCAGGACGAAAATTCATATCAAGAAAATTGTCATTTTTTAAATAACCCTTCTCCTTATAAGACTGTATCATTTTACGAACATTCCCAGCCCCCCCGTTATATGCAGCCAATAAAAAAAAGTCTCTTTGTCTAGGTGTCAAAATAATATTATTTTTAGATAAATAATTATCTAAATCATCACCTGCTGCTCGTAAAACAGCACTTTTAGCCATCAATGCATCAGCATCGGTCTTGAAGGCAGCCGCATTTAACTTCTCTCCTTTTTCGTTTTCGGCATAGAACTTAGTAAATCTATCTGAAAATCCTTTTGGCAAATAGCCCTTCTTTTCCAAGGCAGCGGCCTGATCTGCAAACATGTCAAGGCCATAGTTATAGAATGAATCGACCGGATATTCAGCAGCTTTTTCTTTATTTTTTTCTGACCAATTTACATAGGCTTCACTAGCATTATCTGAGTATTTGGGGTCTACAGCGCCAGACATACCCTCTTCCATTGCAGAACCATACAATAATGCAGGGTCAATTTTGTTGAATTGTGCAGCTTGCGTAACTGCATCCCTAACTTTGCCACCTGCTATAGGAAATTCGTTGTCCAATTTATTACCCCAGTTATATCGTCCTTGTTCTCTTAAATAAGGATTGGATGCATATTTTACTTTTAACTGATCGGCGGTGGGATGTACTGTCGGTGGGGTGGTGCCGGGTGTTGTTGTCGGAGGGGCAGTAGCTGGGATGCCTAAATATCTCTCCATATCTGTTCCAAAATCAATTGATCCTTTTTTGAATTCCGGGTACTTCATGGAGTTACCACTTAAATAAGAGTCGGGCAATCCTTGTTTGGCGTACGATAATTGCTCGGGTGTTAGATTACCGAAACTATTACCATTCTTGAATTGAGATATTTCATACTGAGCATGTGGGGCCAATTCAGGCGGGGCATTATTATTCCAATCCGTTCTTTGTTGAACTGATAAAGGAGTATAGTTTTCTGGTTGTAATAGTTCGTCTGTCATCTTCCTGGTGTTATTATGTATTGTTCGCTTGCGCCACCGCCGCCTCCAGAACCGCCGCCTTTAGATTGATATGTCTGTACTCCAACACCAAACATAGAAGGAATACCCACGCCTAAAGCACTCCCTATTCCACCATCATCGTAAGCGGTTTTTATATCACCCAATACCAACGGTAGATTTTTAGATGCTTCACTGGTAAAGGTTGCGGGTTGCCCGGTTACATCCGTCCCTTTTAAAATGTCTATCGTTTCGGCAGGTACAGGCGCAAGTTTGCCTCTTAGGAATTGGAATAACACATCGGCCCTTGTTTGTCCAAATTGCCCCTCTCCTGTTAATTCTTTAATGTTTCCAGATGTAGTTGATTTTTTTTCGCCAGTTATTAGCTGGGCAGCCAATCGCACATACTGCTGAAATCCACCCCATATATCCCATCTTGTATTGCCGACTTTTATTTTTCCGAAATCGGAACTACGCGGGTCGTCTTCTACATCCGCCCCTCCCATCTTTGCCAGTCCTAAGACCATTGTCCCCAATCCTATGAATTTAGCCATGTCTTTAAAATATTGTACCCGCACTTCTCTGGGTACTTTTGAATAGAATTTAGGGTTTGCCCAATTCGTCAGCAAATTTAATCGAGAGGCTATCAAACGTGGAGAGAAAAACATAGCATTCAAAATAGGAGCCGATTTTTCCATGACTTCCGGCATTTTACCCCGCCCTGTTGCGGCTCCTACGTAATCGGCCATAGCTTGGTAAAGTTCAGGGCTATTGTCAAAGGTTTTACCATCGGCCAAAAATGCGTCTTGTGCCCGCCTAAATATGTCTACCCGCATTTTATTCAAAAATCCTACATATGCCCGTTCAGAGCCTTTTATAAGTTTACCTATTCCCAAGGGTAATTTCTCTGCAAAGTTACTCATGAAGGCTTCCTCTTTTGCCGTAAGTTTTGGATCGTGCGGATCAGATAAAGGTAGTCCCACCTTCTGCATAATCTCATAATCTGGTGCTTCTTTCAAGTCTGCGAACCATCGGTCGAATACTTTCTGAGAACCCGCCATTTTGAACATCGTAACAAATTGGCTTCCCAAATCTTTTCTCCCCTTAGAGTCAAACAATTGTTTCGTTACGCCCCATATACCCTGTCTCAGCGGGGCCGAAAAGTCCATAGACGACATTAACGCCCTGGGTGTATTGAGCACTTCCGCTCCCGTATCTATCAATTTCTGAACTTTGGGACGGTTGGCGTATTGCTGCTTTAATAAACCAATTTCCCGATCTGATTTAGCCTTATTTAAGGCATCTCTTGCTTTTACCGCGTCCTTGTATAGATTAGGATATTTTTCTCTTACTTCTGGATTATCCAACAATGGCACCTTTTTTTCATCCGGCCCAAAATCACCCTTTGCAATTTTTTCTTGCACCTCTTTCAATTCCTTCTTATTCCTATTGATCATGGATTCCAGCCGCTGCCTTGTTTCTGTTTTGGGTTCCGTGTAAAAAGTATTGGCCTCTTTTTCATCTTTTCGACGTGTACGAATAATATCAGCTATTTGCTTTTTTAAATTCGTTATCTGCTTATTTCGTTCGACCTTCTTTTTTTCGTTCTTTGGCTCTTCCCCTCTTTGTAGTTGTCCCAACCGGTTCAAAAGAGCGGCTTCATCTTTTAGGTCTCTGGCTTTGGCGGCTAATTCATTTTTGGTAGCTTTTTTAGGATTGTACTCTCCGGCTATAATATCGTGTACATCCTTTTCCGTAATGCCGGGGAGAATATCCTTTAAATCGGAGTGGATGCTTTTTACGACATCCTCCAATTTATCAATACCCTCTTCAAGAAGGCTTTTCATCAACTTACCTACATGCGGCGCAATAGCCGTTAATTGAGCAACACCAGGAACGGAGGCTGTTAATCCTCCTTCTCCTTTGGCTACTTTTAACAAATCAGCCCGCATGTCCGCCAATATATCTTTCCGCTCTTTTACATAATCAGCATGGGATTTTTTAGAAACTCCTTTTTTGCTCCCCGATTTTTTAATTTCATTCTGAGCTTTGAGTTTAGCGTTTTCTTCTTCCAAATCTTTAATCTTTGCCTCGTAGTCTGCTTGCTTTTGTTTAATATCGTCATATTGTGCCTTAACATCTGCTTTTTGCTGGTCTGTTAATTCATCTACTCCCAATGCATCTTTTTCTTGTTGGATATAGTCCGACAGAGATTCATCATTTAATACGAATAGCCGTCTTGCTCGAAAGGCCGCCCCTTCTTCAGAACCTACTTTATCGCTGGCCCTGGAAAGTAGTTCCCGCATGTCCTGTAATCGGTCGAACTCAGGATCAGAAATATCCATATGGTTCAACTTCGCTTTTAATGCCCCTACCATTTTTGAAAAAGCTACCTGTTCAGTATCCGTAAACCCTTCATCCGTATCCAATACGCGGTGCGCTTTCCCTACAAAATCATATCCTTTTTTAATAAGATCGTCCGCTTCTGATTCTAGCTTAACATCGTCTTTAGTAGGTCTTGGCACACGCCTGCTGATTCCCATTTCTTCATAAATCTTTTCCGTATCGGCATGGGCTAATCGGGTTACATCTTGTGGTTCCGGTTCGAAGGGAAGATCATGCATGTTGGGCGGGATAGACCCTACTTTGCCCCCTTCTTGTTGCTCAGTTTCGCCATCCCCGGATGCAGGCTCCGAAGATGCTGATATATCATTGCCGCGTGTTTCTTCGCTTCCTTCAGCGGTATCCCCTCCTTCTTGAATTTGTCGCGGATTTTTTCGTACACTTCTGGCATTTTGTTTAATTTTTAAGGTTATATCATCAATTGGTATTTCATGTACATGATGGTCTTGCGCTCCTTCTACATAGACAGTTTTCCCGTCTTGGCTTACACTTCTTACTTTCTGCGGTCCTTCGAAATGGGGGGAAACAACGGTATCGCCCGGCTGAATGGAGTTTTCTTTTTTTACTAACGTAGCCGGCTCCGGAGTCTTGGCATTTAAATAATCTTGGGCAGCCTTTTCATTCCACTGCCTGCCATTTTTTTCATAAGCATCCCACAACATCATATTATTGGAATGATTCACAACAAGGGTACTAGGTGGTTCATTTTCTAATTCGGTACGCGCCTTTATTACCCGATCCTTATATTCGTTAAAAGATTCATTGATATGCTTTCCTTCAAATTCTTTTTCGTCCGGATGAGTTACGAAGTATTCTTGCGCCTTTTTAAATTCTTCGTCGCTGGCCTTATCGAAATCTCCAATATCCCATGTATTCAATTCAGGGCGGCTTTCGGTTTTTGCCCCTGTTTTTTCAGATACAATATGTCCCGTTTCCTTCGCCCGCTCTAAATCGGAAGTAATGATCTTTGTTACCCCTTTATCCTTTACCTCTTCTGCTAAACTATTCGCATCTTTCTTTCCTTCGGCGGATAAAACATTATCATTGGGGCCGCTCACTTTTCCTTGTTCATCGTCCTTGGTATTGGCATGGCGGGATTCCAAAAAGCCTTCATTTTCTGTTATATTATCATTTTCATTAATGTTTCCACGTGAAACGTTTGTCTCATTTTGGGAAACTTCTTTAGGCTTTTTATCCCTAGACAACTCTAAAATGTCATCATTGATAGCCTTGATCTTTTCTTTTATTTCAGTATGAAAGGCTTTGTCTGCGCTTTCTAACTGAAGTTCTAAGTCATCCCGGCGTTTGATCTTGTCATAAATTTTGGCCCTTGATTCATCGGTTACATTGTCGGGGATAGAAGTAGCCAACATTTTATGCTCTTCTATTTCCTTGGCGGCTGTTTGGGCTTCATCCGGCGTAATATGTCCTTGTAATATCTGGTTGCCCAATTCTTGGTTTATTTGTTCGGGGGTAGCTTTAGACAGCCCTTCCAATACTTGTGTCTTAACTCCTTTTGACAAGGCTCCCGTTCCTTTCGCAATAGCCGCCAATCCCAACGTAAATAACGCTCCACTCTCCATTGAATGAGCTATATCTTCTCCCGATGTATCATGCTGAATACCTTTCATGTCGGCCAGCTTGTTCTTAGCATCCTGAGCAGCACCTTGAATGAGTCCGACGGCCCCGGCTTCCCCTACGCCTGTTGCTACTTGTTTTAAGGCCGATTTAAGAGCCGTTTTATACCCCTGCGCCAAACTAAACTTTGGGATCGGCATTTCTCCTATTTTGCCACCCATATACATCATAGCGGCTCCTGAAATGGCATCAACGGCAGATTCATCCTTAGCCTGCCCATTAGCTTGCTTGTATGCATCCTCTGGGCTCATCCCCTCGTTACGGAGCTGGTTGTAATATTTTTGAAGGGCATTTGCATAGGAGAGCTTTCGGAAGTCATTGCCGGATACGGCAGCAGATACAAACTTATCGGTTGCGGGAGCGAATTCTTCAGCGCCAGGGACCATAGCGGTTGCTGCACCTACTGCTTTACCAGCAAGCAATCCTTTTAAGGGTTGAGCAGCCATGCCGCCCGTTAATTCAGAAACAAATCCTTTGGGAACGGGAGTTGGTTCGTCAGGATCATACTCCGCCCTCCTTTTTTCCAATTCTTTTATGGCATCTTCTGGGGCCAGACTAGTGAAAAGACTATAATCTGCAAATCCTTTATTCTTTTCCTGCAATCCTGTTGCAATACTTTCCCAAGCATCCTCTGGCTTCATTAAATGACCGCCTTGTATATTGTACGTCAACTTGCCCTTTTCTATCTGTTGGGCATTGTGCAATATTTTGGAAGCGTTTTGTTCTCTATTGGCGGCATCTGCTACATATAAAGAAACTTGTATTTGCTTGGCTTTATCTGGCTTTTTGTCGGCTATATTATGTAGAAATCCCCTAGCGGCTTGTTCGTTATTTTGAAGGTTTTGCTGAAACGCTTGTACATCTTCAGGTGTTATTTGTACTTGTGGGACCGGAGCTGCTAATTGCTGTGCTGACTGCTGGGCTGCCGTTAATGGCTGATCGGTTTTAGGCTGTTGCGAATATTGTAATAAACGTTGTTGTTCAGCGGCGCGCGCTTTTTGCTTGTGAATGATGTCCGGTATAATATCCTGATTGCTTTGAAATTCAGCATTCAGATGTTGGGCTGCCTTGTCTTGTACAGCTTTTAAATGATCTGCTGTAGTTCCGGGCAGCATTTTAGGCGTAGGACGTGGTATATTGGTTGCTTCGGAAAGAGGCTTTTGTTGAGGGATATTAGGACTTAGTTTCGGGATAGCGACTGAATATTTTGTCTTAAAATCATCCACCACTTTCTTGATATTCTCTTCCGGCTCTTTATTATCAATCATCTTTTGAACGATACCGTCTAATTTCTTCCTATTATCTTCAGATAATACAGATTTGGGGCCAGGGCCTTCTTGGTTATCCTGTCCTTCTCCTATTTCAGGCGCATCCATTATTTCCTGCTCTTCTGCCATCAGTAGTTATATTTCTTTCTTAAATCCTCTGTATTTCCGGATGAGTTTTGTTTTAGATAAGCGGATAGTTTCTCTTTATCTGGAAAAGTAACTTTCTTCGTTTTACCATCTGGTGTTTCTACGGTCAATGCATATTTGTCTCTTCCGAAGAAAGTAGTTACCGTTCTTACATCAACATCTTTAATGGTCCCGTCCGGCGTTCCTATTCCTTTTAAATCTCCGAAATTATCACTTTTCAGGGCCGTATCTATTTTGTTTTGATGCTCTTCATTAATACGATCAGAGGCGGCCGTAGGATTACCGGCTTGGGTAAACTTAGCGCCCTTGTACCCCATTTTATCAAGTAGGCCACTGACTTTATTGGGGTCAATGCCATTAGCTCCGGCAATCCTATTCATGAAGATGCCTATTCTGTTTTCTGGCCATTCTTCCAAGGTGACAGGTTTATTACCAGAAGCATCTTTCGTTTTGGACTGCTTCTCTACTAGGAGTGCCCGTTTGGTCGGATCATAGTATATGGATTTGAATATCTCTCCTTCGCTTCTACCTGATTTTAAACCACCACCGGGAAAATAAGGAGTTACATCAATTACATTCCGACCATTCACGTCTTTTTGTTCTCCTTCCAAATAATCCGGATCATTATTGAAGATATTTCCAATAGATTCAAGGGCGTTTGTCTTTACCTGTTTGCCTGATTTTGGAGTTTCTATATAATAATCTCCCTTTAGCTTTGTTGCCTCTTCGTATTTTTGGAGTTTTTTAAGCATTTCAGGATCACCACCTATATCCACCTTGATAGCCGGAGCTGTTTCTTTTTGTTGATCCACAGTTCTGAAGGTGCTTCTTTTTCTACGTTCCAATTCATCATGTAATACAGAACGAGCCATAGCGTCCCATTGCGGAGAGCCTTCAGCCGGTAATTGCTTTACGCCTGCTGCCCGGAAATGCGTATTCACTTGTCCCCTTATGTAATCCGCTATATCGGGATTGTGCTGCATAATGGCATTGAAATAACCTTTATCCAATGCTTGGTAGGGTTGGCCTGTTTCCGGATTGATCATGGGCTTGTTATCATCTCCTACTATGGGGCTCCCGACAACACCCAAACCTACAGGATTCCCCTGCTGATCTACCGCCACATTCCCATTTTGATCTCTCTGCAAATCTTCCCAGAATGGATGTTTGGCTTCGTATTTAACGTTTCGAGACCGCCCGGCATACGTCGTGGTGACATTACGGGAATAATCGGCCATCGGGGTTTTGTTCACAAAGTCATCTAATCCCTTGGATGTAGTGATGGCTTCCGGATTATTTTTAGCCACTTCCGTCACCCAGTTTGTTTCCGGGTCTACGGTTGTAATGTCTTTTAACTTTCCATCGGGTCCATAAAAGGCGGCTCTTTTGGCCTCTGTTTCTAACGCTTCTGGATTATATCCAGCATATCCTTTTAATTTCGAAATGGATTCTTTTATATTTTGATTGATCAGTTTTGCCTTGGTGGAATATTCGTTCAATCGGGATACTTTTGGTCCCAGTGCCATCATAATATCGGGCGTAGATGCTCCTTGGGCGGCCAATTTTTGCCCTTCCTGTAACACGTCTTGAAATCCCGTTACGATTTGCGGATCGTAGGCAGTCCCGGTCAAATGATCTTTTGGATCAAGATAATCAGCCAGAAACTTTGATGTAGCGGATTTCCGGCCTTCTGCCTGACGAGCAACGGCATCTTGTTTATCGCTTTGCTCTTTAACTGTATCCGCAAGTCGATAAAGACCTTCTTGTTTATTTTCTGGCGTAATAAAATTACTTACATCCAATGGCATAGTATATTATTTTAAGAACCTCCATAACCCCATGCGGCTGCTGGTGTTGGTGGCGTAGGTTTGCCGCCTCCAAAGCCTCCCGACAACCCGAAATTAGCAAGGCCGTATCCCATATTGGAAAAACTTTTCCAAGCATTAGCGGTGTTAGCAGACTGAGCGCCCCTTATTTGTGCCAGATCGTTGAACCGACGTACCTGATCTTGATAAGCCTTATCTCCTTCCTGAATTTCTCCCTCTTCAGCACCTACATAGTTGCCGTAACGACGCTGGTAATCTTGCGCTTCTTGTTCGCTCAGTTTTTCAAATCCGGCATTCGTATTGGCTTGTGCGGCTGCATTGGCGGCAAGAGCCTGAGAACTATCTGTAGCATTACGTTCTACACCGGCCATTGTGTTAGCCTGGGAGCCATATATATTTGCTTGGGCGTATGCGGCACCGGGGGCGCGGGCATTCAAAAGATTTTGCGCTAGGGCTAATCGACTGGCGGCAAGGGGATTTTTTTGATAAACCGGGTCTTGGCTTATCAATTCCTGAAGTCGTTTATTAGCCCCAAAAGAGCCTATTAGTCCCCCTATGCTTCCCACCACCCCTAAGCCTAGCCCGGCTATCATTGACGGGTCCATATTATTCTATTTTTTAAAGTTTTTAAATCATGTTGTATGCCCCAAGCTGATCGAAAATCCGAAGGTAAAAAAGCGGAGCTGCAAAGGTCCTTTTGTCGGATTAAATTGCAACATCGTTTTCAAAGCTAAGGCTCTCATTTTATTTCCTGTCAGCAATCCGTTAAAATCCATTCCGGTTGCTGTTGGTTGCAATTTGTTCCGATACATCGCCGCATACATCTGCCCCTCTTTTATTTCGAAATCAAAATCCGTTAAATCACTAGCCTGCTCTTCCAGATCATATTGTTCAAATTCATCCAAAGAGGGTTCAGTGCGAAAATAAACTAATGTAGGTCGATAATTTCCTTCTATGGATACGTTGTTATAAACTTTGGGTCTATTCGGAATTTGGTTGCCCAAAAACATAATCTTTGGCGTTTTGGCTTCTCCGTAATACGTACAGGGGAATACATTGCTATTATGTTCGTATATCTTTCCGGCCTTGAATGAAAATACTTTATTCTGCATCCCCGTCAACCATTCAGGCGAAAAACGGTAAACCCCTTGCCAATGATTGGGCTGGGCATTTAATTTATACACCAGCGTTTTCCCCTGTCCGTCCCATATATCGAATGGATAAATCATATCGGGATAATCCGGCAAATATCCTTTCGGTGGAGTGGCTAATACTTTTGGAACCGATATTAAAAGCTCCCAGTTATTTGAATCGACACAAGAAAATATAAATGGACGGCTACCCAATGCTTCAATAACCGATTGTGACATAGACGCATATTGCGCACAGAATAATTTCCAATAACGAGTCATTTTGTAATTAGAGATAGGGAATAGCCCATTCGCCGAATATTGAATCACCTTTCCATTCAGCACATCCACCCAAAATACGTTCCCCCTGAATTCTACTACCGATTCCGGCGAAATAGTCCCAAAGTTTCCCTTCAGCACATTTATCGTTCCTATCACTCCACTGGCTTGAGCCAAAAATGCATCTCCCGTAGTGCTCAATACCTGTGTTTCTCCCATATAAAGAGATGTGGTATCTTTCACGCAAATCCCCAGCATGATAGTTCCTATCTCACCTTCTACCTTAGAGGTTAATTGCAGTTTTTTTAAGGGGCCACATTCCGGATAAATATCTTTAGTATCCAGCGCATCAAAAGTAGACAACCCATTGTTTTTTGAACCTAGAATAAAAGTATTGCTAAAGGCAATGCTACCTGTTTTTGTTACCTGCCCAATGTCGTCGATAAAGTTGGGCCTCCCGGCTGAAGTAAACCAAGGAAAATAAAATTTATCGTTCGGACTCATCCCTTCCGTAAAGTAATTAGTAGTAGAGTTAGTCCTTGAAAAGATAAACACATCCCCTACAATACTGCCTGTCAGGGCGCTGTATTGTCTGCTATTGGTTCCGGGATTAAGGACGGGGAATATGTTATTTTCTTCGAAATAGGGTTCGTTCGATTGCCGTTTGTACGGTGTATAAATCTCATAAATTCCTTCCGTGGTGGCCAGAGAACCGACATCCATTAATTGGCAGATAATCCATTTACCCGACTCCCCTATGATGGAGAGATTATAAAGTGTCCCATGTATATATGCTTCCACCAAATCTCCTTCAGAAAAAGAATACCCTTGCGCATGTGAATTTAAAAAGGTAAGATCAATGGCTATCCCTGCCAAATCAGAACTATACGCTGTTGTGGTAAAAGTATAATCGCCTGATGTATCTTTGTCAGCATAAATAAACACTCCTAAACTTTGCAGGAAAAACCGTGTTCTGAGACATTGGGTAATATTAATCGAATAGTAATACGCCCAATCCGGTATTTCATTTAAAGCATTTGCATTGCTCAATAGCCAAGTAATAGCTGTTATATAAGTATAAGCACTTAACCCAGTATCCGGAGTAGTAAACAATAAAGAAGGATTAGTAAGAATACCGCACTCTCTTCCGTAATTATCTTTGAATGAAATGGATACTTGGTAAGAGGCATTTGATTTAAATGCCGTACCCACTACGGAAGAAACGGGTGTTGCCGAACTTATTATGATACTGGCGGCCGATTGATTGATATAATCCGTAGGCGCAATAGCTATCGCACTTCCCCGAAAGCTATTCACCATTTGACTGAATGTAGACCCACGGTATACTAAATCGGTAGCATTGACGCTGGGCGGGAAAGGAGGCACTGATCCGCCTGTCCATGTGTACCAATATTGGCCCGTAGGCGGATTGCCGCCAAAATTAGTAGTCGTAAATAACACATAGGCGCTTCCGGAAGCATCCGGCGCGGTGGTGTGATATTTCAACAAAAACCAATTCCCGATTATATCGCTCGATGATCCTGAAAATGTTTGAGAAGTTGAAGAAAGAGAAAGAGATGTACTAATAGGTGTGTCGTACCCGATTTTATAATTACCTAAGAAAAGCCTGTTTTTAGCTGTCTCTAATGCTTCAGCAGTTAACGGGACGCTATCGAATAATTTGACGCTATAGGCGTCGTCCAGTGGAACACCAATCTGGTCATTGTAAAACCGGAATGTCAATGGTGTTGTTCCTGCATTGTGAGCGTTTATTTCAGCCAAATCCGTAGGATTCGACTTCTTCCATGACTTTATGACAAAGAACTTATTGGTAGCTAAAAACTTTACTACCATGTCTATTTGAATGACATCTTGATCAATTGGCTCTGCCGTTGGTATATTTACATCTATGCAGTTAAAAGTATCTCCATCAGCATTGTAATCGGCTAATAAGGATTGACCCGATAGAGTAGATATTTCGTATTGCGAATAGCCATACCGGTAGCAAAACTGTTGAGATGAATTAGCAATAAGATTGGCGAAAACCGTTGGCGTTGTCTGCGTTTGTTTAACTTGGATAGGTGGCAGCCCTGGTTGCCTCCGTATGATAGTCAAATTTGATTGATCCAGTGGGATAGTATAAGCGGGTACATCTGAAAAGGATGGCCCTCCATTCATTTTTATGCCAGCGTCGATATTGATTCGTCTGGGTTCATTTTGATCATCATTAACCCAATACACACACCCGTTTATGACGCGGGCTGAATGTATGATTTTATTCTTGTCCCAATTCAGGCCGCCTGTTATTTGGCTTTCCAGTAAAACAACATACCAAATGTTAGCCGTCAAATCATAACAATCTATTCGGCTTCCGGCTACATCGTACGTAAATTCAATGATTCGACTATTTACTTCATCTTCAGCCGCACCAATGGTAACAGCAGTGGGTGAAGTTAATGCGGGATTGGGTATTAAAACATTCGCACCTAAGCTCTCTAAAATACCTGTTTCCCCGCTATCTGTCGTAAGAGTTCTAACCTCTTCGGCGTTAATCCACTCGTTCAATTTAACAGCCATGGGCGCATCGTCAAAGTTCCCCCCGAAACCTTGCCCTTCCCCACCAAAGTATTTTTTTTCTCTCTCCATTTAGCTTTTAATAGATGCTCTATAGGTTGAACGAATAATATCTATGATATCAGTGACAGTGAGCGTGTTCAGACGTGCTCTTAACTTTCTTTTCTCGTTATAAAACGTTCTCGCTTCCGGTGAATCTTTTATAGCTGCCCTTGGACTCCTTTGCCAATCCGTATAAGTAAACAATGTCCTCGATGCTGCTGTTTCAATCTTGCTGGCGTTATCTACTGTTTGCCCATCTGAAATGTACATAACCACCGCCGTAGAACTAGTGAATGTTCCTGTCAATTGGATTTGCCTTCTTTCTTTAATCACATTATATGCATTCAATCGCCCATTTCCAGGCGCTCCAAAACGTCGGCCTGTTGGCTCACCCCAGTCCGACACATTCCAATACCAAAAAAACTCTCCATTAAATGTTAAAGAGTTCGGCTCATCCGTAGTAATGACCACGGGACTAGGAATGAATGAACCTGTAGAGTCATGCGAACGGATAGGTGTTATGCTAGCTCTCTGTGGTACGGGTTGTAGAAATCCTCCACGCGGCAAATATAAACCCACAACATCAACCAAATCGTCTGGAAAATCAATCGCATTGTAATTGTTGACTGGCAATGTGGCGGAATTTACTATTTGTAAACTGTCAAAATTCAGCTCCTTCAAACAAGTCGAATGGTGCAACAGGGTCTCCAAATAAAAATGGATCGGCAGACCGCGTTCAAGCAGGTATCGCCTTGTTAATGAATCTAAGGAGTCAAAAATCATTTTTACTTATATTTAAAAATGAAACCGTGCGATGTTTTATTTTTACCCTTTAATATGTAATGTATATTATTAGGATGGATTCCCAACTCCGACGCTGCGGCAAGAGTAGAAGGAAATTCTTTAATAAATATTCCATTACTATCAAATTGTATTATTGGTTTTCGGACAGATTCGCCTCCCTTTTTAAGGTTATTAACAATTCCTATCTTATCATGCCTATTCTTTGCAGCAATCGACTGCTTTAATTTCACCACAGGATTTGCAAACACTTCTCTCATTTTAGCTTTCTCTTTTGGATCATTCCATCTTTTTAATTGCGATGCTGATAATTTATTTCTGGACGCTGGATTAGCCCATACTTTTTTAGAGGCTTCTGATCTTCTAATTCTTGCCTCCTCTGTAAATTTTATACCAGAACCTCCATCACCTCCATCTGTTAAATTCATCCCATTTTCATTAGGCCACCTGTTTTTATTTGACTTATAAAAGTCTATCCAAAATTTTTCTCTCTCAAATGCGAAATATTCGGTTGAATGCATTTTTTCAATCTCCTCTTTAATATGCGCTTCCCACCCATACTTGCAAATGGATGCATACATAAGTCTTTGATGCTTGCACTCCAATCTCATGTATTTGCCCATCCTTTCATTGAAATCTCTTGTTTTACCAATATAAACGCGCCCTTTAGGGTTCGTTATTTTGTAAATGCTCCAATGTCTGAGTTTCTTTTCTACGCTCATTACGTTTGTTTTTGCTCTGTTAGGGGTATTCCTTTCAATTCCTTTCTGCCAGGATCGACCACCTTATCGCTAACTGGTTCTGGCGCATATAATGCTACTACCATTTGCTTAATCTGAAACTCCTGCTCAGGGAGCAGGGGCAGTGGATCGAAATCTCCATATTGGGAGATGTCCATTATCACTAGTCTCATACTTACCTTAAATGGCGGATCGGTTGGTGCAGGTGTCAAGTTCTTGGTGAATAATACTTGATCTCCATACACTTCATACCCACACTGCCCCATTAAATCACTTATCAATCGTTGGGATTTAAGTAATCCAAACTGTCCTAGCTGTAAGGGGATGTACTCTTGGGACGGTTCCCCATCTGGAAATACACTCCACACTCCCATGTCACGAGGCAATTTAATGGGTTTAATTGGAAGTTTTGCAGCGGTGCGTCCGTTGAATGTAGTTGTAGGTATGCCCGTATAAAGCCCCAATACGCTACCGTTGGGAATGGTTTCTCCTAGTCGTCCATTGACCTGAAAATAGTCAACCTTCAATAATTGGTTAATGGCTTGGCCTACGGCTATTTTCAATTCGTATATAGATACTTTCCCTGCAATAGGAATATTGCCGCCATATATTAAGCGGCCACACTCTTCGGCCAAGCGAAAAATTGTCGTTGCCATTATTTTTTATTTAGCTTCCTCATACCAGTCCGAACAGTATGAATCTGCTGGTGCTGGTATAATATCACTTCCCATCCACAGTTGAAAATATTTATTTGAACATTTTTGATTCCCTTTGTAATACTCGCATGATGCACATGAACTTCCGCCCTTCGGCACTCTCATCCCCGGCTTATGGTCAGGCGGGTATTCAACTTTACCTTTTTTGTTTTGCATAGCAGATATCGGATTCATCATAGCTTCATAGTTTGCATAAGGTTTTGATTATTTTTTGCATCTGACCACTGAAGGATATCATTTTCGGATAAATTGATACCGATACTTTCAAGACTGCACAAAAGCAAACTTTCTATTTCATCGTCCGACCATAAAAGTTGTGTAGATGCCGATTGATTATAAACTATGACCCGTCCGCTGACTGTTGTATAAACAAACTTGGGTGGTTGAGGGCGTGAAAAATAGGAGATGAATCCCGATTGGGTCACTTTGGGATAAAGCTGAAAATCCCATCCGGCTGTTATTTCTGCAAAGGGGGCTGTGATAGAATTAGGGATTACCTGCGAATTGGCCCTATTGGTTATTTCGTCCTCGTTCAAAACTGGGCATGGTACTCTTTTACCGTCAACCATAGGGATAATGTCTATTAAATCCATATAGTCGTCGGGGGCCGTAAGAAATCCGTTTGTGTCTGTGGTAAATGCAACGTTCTTTTTGAAAGGGGCCAGGGCATCCGTCAACCGCTGGCCAGTCCCATATTTTATGAAGCAATTTTTGTAGTATCGGAGCTGCCCTTTGTCTGTTATAAGGTCTAGTTCTTCAGGTGGATAGAAACCCCCTTGGGCTTTGTTTATAAAGAACTGTAAAAAGTTATAACATTCTTTTAAGTCCATGACGGGGCACAAAATTTGATGGGTGTCCCAAATTTACCCCAATTTCCGAATTTAGGAAATCTTTTTTTACATAACGTGCCCGAAATCAGGTTGGTTGCGCTTGTAGCCCATGATGTGTGTCTGTGTGATAATGCCGAATTTTTTCTTCCCTATTTCATATTTCTGCAATTTTCTGGGATCAAAAAAGACTGTGTCTCCTTCTTTGGCATCGATGCTTTTTAGATGAGTGAGATTGTTCCCGATGCCCGTTAATGTGGCCCACCCAAGGCCGTCTATGTTTTTCATGTTGGCCGGAAGGATAATGTTCATGGGGTTGTTGTAGTCCTCTACCATACAATAGCCGTTTACCATGATAATTTGTCCTTGGCGGATAACTGCAAATATTTTATCAATCTTCCCGCTCCAATATTCTTTCCCGCGATACCAAAATGCGTTTCTAAATCGTTGGCTATCATTCGTAAATTCATGTATTAGGTCATATCGGAAGATAGCCGTATCTCCCACCTGCATGTCCTTGATAGAAAAACCCCTGAGCCAGCCGTTTTGTCCTTCGATAACTGTTTTGGGTAAGGCAATAATCTCTCCTACGATATTCACCATGTCGGCAGAATTTATATCTGATGCCTGGGAATACATGGCAGATGTTCGAGCCACCGCGCCGTATTGTTTAACGAATGTATCGCCGATTTTAAGCAAAAGATTGTTGAAAGGAGATTGAAGCATGTGGAAATATTTTTTCAAAGATAGGTAAATTGCTTTACTTTTACTTACACAATGGAGACAATGACAATTCGACCCGGCAAAAAATATGCAGGGATTGTGAAGAAATTACAGAATGCTGCAAGTGATTCCGGAAGGTCATTGAATAATTTTGTTTTATTCTTACTTGACAATCATTTAAAAAATAGCACGAATGAGCACCAAAATGCCGGACAAACTGCTGGGGGGACGCCTCCTAGTGAAAGTATTAAAGAGTGAAGAACATGAAATGGAGAGCGGGCTTGTAATTCCAAAAACAGCCAATTCGCAATTGACCGAGGGTCTTGTGGTAAAGATAGATGAATCAATAAAAGACTTCACGCCAGTAGGTAATATAGTTGTTTTCCCTACTGGCTCTGGGGTGGGACAGTTTATTGACAATGCGCCACACTTATGGCTTTCGGTTAATGACGTGTGGGGAACCTTCTCAATGGATAATGAATGAACAATCCATTAAAGATATTATTTAAGTTCCCTACCCGTGGCAGGCCGGAATATTTCATCAAAACGATGGAAAATATTTATAGCAACATAGCTTACGGCGATGATTATTTAATTTGGGTAACGGCTGATTCAGACGATGCGTCGATGAATAATGAAAATATTAGATCTAAATATCCATACGATTTTCCAAACTCCATAGTGAGTTTTGGCAGATCGACATCGAAGGTAGATGCTATTAATAGAGACATGGGTTTAGCTTCTCAACGTTTCGACTGGGATATACTTATAGTTGTATCAGATGACATGGAATTTACCTTTTATGGATTTGATAAAATCATAAGAGATCAATTCAGTGATGGCGATCTTGACAAATTAATTCATCTACCCGATTCTGATGCGAAAGATGCATTAGCTACTATGTACATAGCTGGAAGAACATTTTATGACCGCTTTGGCTTTATATACAATCCTTGTTATCATAGCTTATTTTGCGACAATGAAATACAGGAAATAGCCAAACAGTTAGGATGCTACCGATACGTAGATATTCCCGGCATCATTTTTCATCACAACCCAGCGTATGGCCATAGAGAAAAAGACCAAATGTTTATAGAACAGCAAGAAATAGGATGGGATAAAGATCATAAAACGTTCTTAGAAAGACAATCCAAAAATTTTTATTTGAATATATGATCCCATTACTAACTATAATGATCCCAACCACCGTAGACAGGCAAGACCTTTTCAGGCCCTTGATTTCGGAATTATGGCGTCAAATATATGAAAGTGCGTGGCTCCCGGCTGTTGATATAATTTCTATGGAGGACGACAAACGAATTTCTGTAGGCTATAAACGCCAGCTTTTATTAGAAAGGGCCACAGGATTATTTGTAGTGGGGTTTGATTCCGACGACTGGCCAGCCGAAGATTATATTTCTTCCATAATGGGGGCCATTTCTAACCATCCAAATACTGATCATGTTGGATTTTTAGAGCACTGTACGATAGATGGCAAAGAAAGCATATCCTGTTTTTCATCTAGTCATTTGAAATGGGAAGAGAATGCTCACGGGTTTGACCATATTCGTTGCGCTAACCCAAAATCGGTCATCCGCCGTTCGATTGCTTTAAAGGTAGGGTTTCAGGATTTGAGATACGGAGAGGATAGAATATTTTCAGAAGCAGTTACGCCATTAATCAAATCAGAAGTTTTTTTGAATAAGGTTTTATATTATTATCGCCACACTTCAAATATGACTCATGAAAAAAGATACGGCATTATTTGAGATTGTTTGTAGAGTTTGTCAAACTGTTAAGGGTGTTGAATCGTTTATTGGTAAAACTAAAAAAAATGGTCGTTTTTACTATGATAAAATATGCAAAGAATGCCTGAATAAAAGGCTTAGGTCAAAAAGGGTTATAAAAAGACAAAACATCCCAGAAATTCCAGGAGAGATTTGGGTGCACCTTCCTGAATTTGAAGGTCACTATCAAATTAGCAATTTAGCCAGAGTAAAGTCTATTGATAGGGTTGTGATGAGATCGGATGGATTTGCAGTTAGAAAACCATCTCAAATCAGAAAGGTTAGAATTAATCAAGATGGATATTTGCAACTAGTTTTAATTAAGGATGGTAATTTTTATAATACCTCTCTCCATATACAGATGGCAAAGGCTTTTGTTCCGAACCCAAATAATCTGCCTGAAGTTAACCACATAGATGGCAATAAACAAAATTGCTTACCCACTAATCTCGAATGGAACACCCACCTATGCAATATGCAGCATGCTGTTAAAAACGGCCTTAGAAAATACGCAAAAGGAGGCCCCTCAATCAGATACAAAATACCATTAAATGACGTTCTTTATATTTACAGAAGTGATGAAAAAACTGGTGTATTAGCCAAAAAGTACAATGTAACTAAGTCCGCCATTCAAAGGATTAAAAATGGACAAACATATTCAAAAGTAACTAATCATGGAGCTAAAGAATAAGCCATGCATCATATCGGCAGGTATAGGAGGACATTACCCATTTGGAATTGATCGACTAGAAAAGTCTTTGAACTATCATGGCTGGCCGGGGGCGACAATGTTTTGGAAAGACTATCCGAAAGGATGCCCAGCCCATATAGGTGATGGCCAATACAATTTCAAGTTATACTGCTTCAATGAAGCCTTCAAGGCAGGTCATAAAGTAGTACTTTGGTTAGACAGTTCGATTTACCCAATCAAAGATGTTATGCCAATCTTCGACTACATTAATGATAATGGGTTATTTTTTTTCAAATCCGGATATCCGTTGAGTGCGACCGCTACAGATAGACTTTTAGATTACATGGATTGCAAAAGAGAGAGATTAGTTGATGTTCCTGAGTTTGCAACCGGTTGCGTAGGCATTCGCATTGACAACCCTAAAGGAGCACATTTCTTTGCGGCTTGGGAAAGAATGATGCATGCGGGATTATTTGGAGGAAGCAGGACGCACAGCAAAGAAGATAGCCCTCATCCATTGTTCAAGTTTTCGCGCCAGGATCAGTCAGCGGCAAGTGCAGTACTTCATGAAATGGGCATCACTACAGCCGGAGAAGATAAAGACTGGGTATCTTACTACCCTCATTCAACAGATAAGACAATCCTGTTTATAAAGGGTATATGACTTTATTAATAATGTTAGCCATCATTTTGTGTATTTTATATGGCTATATTTCAAGTAGACACAATGAAAGCGATAATATCGAGCACGGAAGATGATAAGTATTTATTCTTTATCCCAATAGTGGCTTGGTGCTGGAAGAAACTCGATGTTCAGACTATTTGTTTTATCCCATCGGGGCGCATTTCGGCATTGAAGATAGATTTGATATTTGAAGTGTTGCAAAAGGTAGATACCCCTGTAGAATTTCATGTTTTTGATTGCGCTGAAGGCAAGGAGGCCACTTACGCCCAATGTTCAAGACTATATGCGGGGGCCTTGGATTTATTAGATGATGAAATACTTGTAACTTCCGATGCAGACATGGCGCTTTTCAAGTTACCTATTCCAGAACTTATTGATTCCTCTGTACAATTTAATGTATTTGGATCAGACTTAGTTCCTCCAAAGCAAATTCCAATGTGCTACGTTTCCGCAAAGGCTTCAGATTGGAAATTAGCCTTTTCAAAAGGACGCTCACTTCAACAGTGTTTGGACGAATTATTAAAAAATATAGAATCTGCCACAATGAAATCAGACTATTGGGGCAAAGATCAAGAAGAGATGTTTAATAGCCTTTATCTGCATCCAATAGTAATTCAAGACAATCCAAGGGCTAGGCCCGGCACACAATTCGCTTCAAACCGGTGCGACAGAGACGACATAAATTGGCGTTCATATTTAGGGGGGTATTTAGTCGATGCCCATCTATGGAGGCCGGGGTACACAGACGAAAACTTTGCTAATATCCTTGAATTACTACAGACGCAATATCCGAATGACCATTTTGATTGGTTAATAAAATATAGAAATGATTATGTCAGTCTTTTATAATTCTCCACGTTTTTATGAAATAAAACCTCTGCAAAAAGAGAAGTGGTTACCTTTGGGTGATTTTGAAAATAACATCTGGGTAAGCAACATGGGGAGAATAAAGGCCATTGCTTGTCAAAATAGGAATAATCGAAAAAGGGGAGAAGAGTACATAATACCACAATTTATCTGCGGTAGAGGATATTTGACTATAGGATTTTGTTATAATGGCAAAAACTATATGAAATCTGTTCATAGGCTAGTTGCATTGCTTTTCATTCCGAATCCTTTAAATAAAAAGACGGTAAATCATAAAAAGGGAATAAAAATCGATAACAGGGCCACTGAACTTGAATGGGCCACTTATTCAGAACAAGAAATACATTCATTAAAATTGGGTCTTAGAAAAACAGGGTCAGCCCATTTTGCTACAAAATTAACAGATGAAGATGTTTTATTTATTAAAACATCAAATATGAAACAAAATGAATTAGCTAAAAAATTCGGTATTTCAACAGCTCATATTAATAATATAATAAAAGGTAAAAGAAGAAAGAATGAATATTCCTGAGCTTGTAGAATGGCAAAGAGTTGATCCAGACAATGGATTAGTAGAGCCTTGGTGGACATGGCCCTGCGTGGAAGTTATTAAAACATGGAATTTAAAAGATAAATTATGGCTTGAATTTGGGGCGGGTTTATCTACAGCGTGGCTTAGGGAAAAATGTAAAAATGTAGTCAGTATAGAAGCGAATACAGAATGGGGCGAAAAAGCTTTGAATTACTGTATAGATGCCGGGAAAGACAATGGCATTATCTTTTATTCAGATTTAGCAGACGGAATTCCAAATAACTGGCCACTATATATTAGCAATGTCCCGAATTGGAATTTCGATATTATCAGCGTGGATGGCATTTTCAGAAACGAATGTCTACAATGGGCATTGGATCACTTTAAAGGCCGTGGCGGCATTTTGATTGTGGACAACCTAGATCAGGACTATGTATGGATCAGCCCGGCAGCCAATGAATTAATGGCCCCATATCCTTGTGAAATTTATTATCAGCCAGACCACACCAACCACGAGGGTAAAAAATGGAACACAAGAATTTATAGGATACCAGCATGATTCAACCGCAAATAATTTACGACGACCGCCATCCGGAGAAATGGCAACCGTTAATCGATGGCTTAAAAGAGCAAGGAATTACAGACTTTAAGATATGGGAGCCGGTTTTTGATCCCAATAGTGTAATAAAGTCGATCAATTTAAGCCATAAACAGATAGTGCAATGGGCTAAATTCCACAATTTACCGGAAGTCTGCATATTTGAGGACGACATTTTTTTCACTTCTACCGGCGCATGGCAACGGTTTTTGGACGAAACACCTGTTTGGCCCTTTGACATCTATCTGGGTGGCACCTACGGCCTAAATAAGCCCATTACAGGAAAGATAGATAAAATTAATGGGCTGCATTGCTACATCTTAAGACAGCGGTTTTATGACACGTTTCTGAGCGTTCCAGACGATATTCATATTGACGTAGCGCTGGACAATCTAGGGTGCTATTACATCTGTTATCCGTTTGTTGCTTTACAAAGACCAGGGTTTTCAGCAAATTCTCGCGCTTTTTCTGATAAAAATACTGATTTGTCTAAGGAGGACGTCTACACTGGATTATGAGCCCCTATATTACGTACAAAGACACGAATAAAAACGGGGATTTATGCCTGTACATCCTTCAGCGAGAATTTCCCCATTACCAAGGTGTCATTTGCTACCTTCCTATCCATGATTCTATTTGCTGTATCCCGATAGCCGGGCATAATCTTTATTTGGCTTTTGCAGGTACGATCCGGGGGAATTACATCATGTCAAATCCAGAATATGAAAAACAAGTAGGTCTTATCTTTGAATCTATGGCGGCGTGGTTTTATGAAAACAGGATACGGACTGACCCTAAGCGTTACAAGAAATGGGCTATTCATCCTTAAAGAGGTCTCTTTCTATTCTGTGTTCCCAGATTTTTTCAACTACCGCGTTGAGGCCGTGGCGCGTATCCCTATCAAATAGAGTTTGCAATCCTCTCTCTTCTTTCCAGCAGTAGTCATAAAGTTTTTTGGCTTTCTTGTACTGACTTTCCGGCTGCCCTTCGAATTGTTTAAGACGTTCCCGTAGTTTATTACACCAAAGCTGACAAATGCGCCAATGTACGTTTTCATGGGAAAGTGTTCTCTCATCATTGGTTGTAGTCCAGCATTTTTCTGGGACAAGCTGGCAAGATACATCAAAGTGCATCTTGCCTTTTTCATCCGTCTCTACTTCCATATTCCATTCGTATCCAGTGTTAGCTGAATATCCTCGGGCTATTTGGGCGGAATCCGGGACACCCTTATAGAAATCCCATGTTAGTTGTTTAGGCCCTGTGTAAAGAGCCAATACAAGGTATAGTAGAGTGTTCATGGTTGTGGTTTTGGTGATGATCTTTCACAATGTTGATGCCATATTTTTGTTCCGTCCCAATCGCCAATAGCGGATGATTTAAAACCCCTCTTGCCGCATATGCAGCATTTATCCCAATATCTTCTTTTAAGTCTTTGAATTGGGTGAAATTGAATTTTCCAATGATGTATGTGCCAGCGGGGGTGATTATACCATTTTGTCGTAGACCTCAGAATCCATCCATAAATAATTTGTGCGTAATGATCTAAAGCCTCTTCTCTATTCCAATTTTCTCCTGTACCCTTTCGAAACATCCCGGTAATTTCAGAATATAAAGAATCTGTTGGGTTTTCTGCAAAATGCAAAATATCAAACAGGTTTTTATTCATCCATCTTCTGTGTTTCTTCCTGTTGTATTTAAAATATTCCCACGCAGATTTACTGAACATACAAAGAGCAATTCCATGAACCGACATAACAGGCACGCCGGTAATAGGGGTAAAATAGCCAGTCAAATACATAGTACCATTTGATTCCGAAATATAAGTCCTATCAAAGTCAAATTCAATGGAGGATTTGATCTTTTTAAGTATTTCCTTATCACCATGTCTGGCTCTCTTAAACCACCCGCATGAATCATCTGTACCATCTTTTTCGGGGTCAACATGCCAAATGGTTATTAACGGCGTACGATATGACCCGTTTTTTCTTTTCTTGGCTCCCAAATAAATCTCATGGGCAACCGTCATTGGATCATGCATAGTTTAATCTTTAGGTTCACGTTCTTTGAATGAAAATGCTATGTAAGAGGATTTAAGACCTTCGGTTTCCACGTTTATTACCTCTCTTACTAGTTCTTCATTGGGGTATGTTTCACACTGAAAGATTAGCGTGTCTTTTGGCATAATGGTGCGAGATGTTTTCTCTACGAGCATATTTCTTCCGGTCTTACTTATGGAGCCGTATAGGCTACTATCCAACTGAAATACATGAGTCATATGACAACAATTTGAATTTTGACGGTTTTATTTTCTTGATCTGTTAGCTTATACCAGTAGTTACGGATTGGTTTTTTTTGTTGAATCTACTTTCATTTGCTTTTGCACCTGAGCAATAAGCTCCTGTTGGAATACTGTAATAGAGTCTTTCCACTGAGACACGACGTTGGCGGGCAATGTGGACTTGTCCATAATGGCTTTTGCGTTATCCAACATTTGTAAATGAGATTGCCATTGTTCCGCCGTGAAAGTTACATGATACGTTTTACTTTCAATGAACGTAAAAGAAAAAATACTAAAGGCCAATGCTAAGAATAGAACTGTTTGTTTCATGTTTTATTTTATTTTAGTGTTTAATTGCTTTTTGTTTGTTTAAAGTCTGCCAGTCTTTTTGTGATAAGTACCCTATTATTGGGCTATCTATAGTAAACACAAGTGGAATACCAGAACCTTTTATTACTCGATTTGGATAGCTTTTAAAATTCACATCGCTATTGTAGATATTTGAGATATTTTGTTTTATTGATACAACAGAATCATACTGCCTTTTCGCCATCCGCAAGGAATCCCTATATAAAATCTTCATCTTGGCATTATATTGCAAAGCCTCTCTGTATTCAGATATTTCTTTTTCCTCATGCCATATGGCACCACAATAAAGACTAAGTAGAATAACGTATGCTGCAATTGCCCACAATTCTTTTTTCATATAATGAAGTCTTTTAAGCAGTTTTTAATTTAAGTCTCTCCATTCTCATTTGCTTGATGATCTTTCTTGTCCAATCCGGGGTTAGCTTAAACTCTTTTGCTATTTCTTTAAGTTCTACTCCATCCTCATGCAGTTTATACATCTCTCTCATATCTAGTAATGTTAGTTTTTGATTTCCTCCACCACCCTGTATAGAAGGAGTAATATGCTTATAAATCTCCCAATAACAATTCGTATTGCTCGCTATCCTTCTTAGTTCCTTTTCTGATGAACTTTCTATCACCTGACCATCAAAGCACAAAGAATAGGTAACTTTCATAAATCAGAAAAACATTTCCTTGAATAATTTACGATCCTCCTTTCTCTCATTTGCATAGGCATTAGCTATGTCACGTCTACAAGGAATACAATACCCTTCTCTTCCATCTACGGTATCGTGTCTTTTTGCAAATTCTTCAATATCCTTTATACCTTTACATTTGGGACACTTCTTTTTTCCGGGAGGTAAATCTGTTCTCATTGTAAGTAATATTCTAAAGTGATTAAACATTTCGCAATCCGATGCCGGATCATTTCGTCAGTTTGCCCGTTTGAAAATTCATCTACAGATTTCCAAAGGTTTACCTGATCCTCAATTTCATAGACAGGTTTAATCTTTCCAGAGCGCAACAATTTACCATATCCCATCCCCATAATTTCCTGTATGGCCCAGGAACTTGCCATAGCACTCATCCAAGCAACGTTATTATTTTGGAATAGGTCAACTTGCTTTTTTACTAAATCAGCAAAATAGCCAATCATTCGTCGCCGGTATAAGTGTTAAATAAATCCAATAAAGTAGCTGAATCATCCCCTCTTTTCATATCACAGTGCTTTACCGTTGATCTGGCACTATGCCCCATTCCTTTTAAGGTAAGGTGTTGCTCATATCTGATTGCTTCCAATGTCCTATATCGTTTATCCCGGTATTTTTCAAAATAATCAAAAAACATGGGCATATCCAATTTTTCTGATATTTTACCAAACTTTCCGGTTAAAAGGTCTTTCAGGAACAATAGAACATCTTCAATGGATAGTTGATCCTCATGGGCGCTATCTATGATACCATCCGCCAAATCCAATATCTGATCTGCTGACATCCTAGCCTTTTCTATATTATTAAAAGCGGAAAGTATTGAGGCAGATAGCGCAGCCTGTACCCTTTTCCGCCCTTCTGGTTGCTTTATAAGTTCCGGTATGCGTTGCTCAAAAGGGATTGCCAGGGTTTTTTCATATTTCACCATTCCTTGCTCTCTATAGACCGCCAAGACTTCGTTTATTTTAGCCGGACTACCCTTCTGTTCCATTACGCTTAATATAGGCTGCGTATAGGTCGTCGGAAGTTGGTTTTTCTGTTGATTTTGTTGTGGTAGATTTTCCATTTTGATCTTTTTTAGGATTATGCACCTTATAAAAGCCCTTCCAATTTCGGGAAATACTTCGGTTTACGATCCTCTTTGCATGTTCCTCATCTCCCTCCGAAAGGTCTACCAGTTCATTTAAGGCCGCCTGTTCGCTTATCTCGTTCTTATAGGCAAAGTGGTGCGTTTCCCACCTAAAACGTTTCCACATTATCCAAATTGGTTCAAACCCTTCCGAAAATGGACTTTGTAATCCTTTCGTGAAAACATGCTCTTTATTCATGGCTTTGTTTAATTTTTAATAATAACTTCTGCCCTCCCATATCTCAACTCCATTCTCTTTTGTACTACGATGTAGCCGTCTTGAATGAAAGCATACATTGGCATCAACCCCTGTATTTTCATTGCCTTTAAAAGGCCGTCCGCAGGACCCCCCCCGGAGGGGCCGCCGGAGGCTATCAATCTACAGAATCGCCGCTGTGAAGTAAGCAACCCAATGTTAATAAGTTTTGCCCTTATAGCAGCCCCCTGAGCCTGGGAGAGCTTTAATAATCTGCCAAACCCATTTGCAGACAGGCCAACATAACAACTGTTTATCCTTTCAGAGAAGTTATTGGGAACTTGGTTCCTTGGGCAGTTTTGTACTCCGGACTTTCTGATGTTATATTCCTGTTGCTGTAGGTTAAAACGTATTATTTGCGCTCTTAATAAATTTAACTGATTTTTGTGGTCAACTGGCACACCTATATTCTTGCTACCCCAAATCTGGCCTATTTTTCTTAGCCCCTTAAAGGTCAAATTCCCTGAATGATCTACGACCAATCCACTATTTCTCAATACCTTTAAATGAAAGGCGAGGCAGGCCGGAGAGCATTTAAGTATTTGAGATAGCCCCCGAAGATTGAAACGGTAATGTGTATTATTTACATATAAAGACTTCATTCGGACAAAATATCCCAATGACCGTAACCAGCCATATTCGTTGGCGTCCTTAATTAGTCTTACAGGTAAGAATACAGTGTCGCGCAATTCCTTGGATTTTAGCAATAAAAAAAGCCCCGTACGTATGTACGCGGCCCTGATTGCTAAATCTTTATTCCATTTATGAGAAAATGTCCGAAGTCGGACAGAGATGGACAAAAATAAGTTTTTTTGCTCATAAAATTGAATAAAAGATTTTAGCGGCATAAAAATGAGAATTATTTAATACTCGACCAAATTTATTTTTCCAACCCTCTCCACCATAAAGGAGTAGAAGGACGTTTTTCGGAGTTTAGGGCCTTATTAAGCTCTGTTTTCTTCAGGTATAGATTGTCTAGATAGGGTGCTATGGCAATAATCAGTTTCCGGGTATTTTCCAACATAACTGAATATAATCCTTTTTGCCTCTTCCCAATCGTGCTGTCTATTTTACGATCTAGCCATTTTGCAAATTCATCTGGCGTTAAGTTGGATTTAGCTCCATTACACATATGACAGCAATACAAAATGTTGGTTTTACCTGAATGTCCTCCTTTACTACGTGGGATAATATGATCCTTTGTTCTGAGCAAAACTTTGCCCCCAACGGAAGCAGCTCCCATTGGCCTTTCACAATAAAAACATGTCTTTGCTTTATAGGTGTTCATATTTTTTACTGAACCGGGTCTGATACTTTATTAAAGCCTAAAATAGTTCTATTTGTTCAAGTAGTTTTTGTTCTTTTGCTTCTTTTTCGGTTCGCGGAGGCTTTTGGCTAATTTGCTGCTGCACATACTCTTCAATTAATTTAATACCAGGAAGATTATACTCGGTTCTGTTAAGTTTATATTCTGTCCAGGTACAAGGAACTTTATATCTACTTAATCCTTCTTTTCTAGTTCTTGAAACAATAACACCAAACGGCTTTTCAATGCATCTACTTACTTCCCGGGGAACGTTGGTAATACCCAAGTTTTTGAAGCCAGTCATTATAGTAATAACTTCTCCTCTTAATAGGGCCATAGCCAGAGCTGCTTTAGCATTCATATATCGAATAAGTTTTGAAGTCCTTTTTTCTTGTTTCTGGTGATCCTTGAATTCTCTTTATGTTGCTTAGAGTCTAACCGTAAATGATGTAGTTGACAAAGGGCTGCTAAATTTTCGTCAGAATTATTTGTTACATCATGGTCCAAATGGGCTACGGTAAGAACTATCTTAATGATTTTCCAGCCTACCGATTTAGCCCATTCCGCATCGGCATCGCCTTGGTGTGAGCATTCAATCGGATGCCAACCACCAAGATCATCCCTATAACCGATATCGTAGTTTTTTACTCCGCATTCTTTGCAACAGTTATTTTCTCTTTGGAGGATTCTTTCCCGGATTTGTTTCCAGTCTTTAGGATATCTGGAATAGTCACAAGGCATATATTAATCTTTAAATAGTACTACCTTTACATTGCCATGACGGAAGTTCGAACTAATAATTACGCCTGAAAGCCTTTCTTTATCTTCCTTTGTTAAGTTGTGCCATTTTGCAGCCGGTATATTATGCTGCTCGAAATTCCAAAAACCGATTGGATTAGGATGATCCATTCTTCCAACGACAAAGAATCTTTCTTTTAACCAATCTTCCGCTTCATATAATGCGCCCCAATCTACCTTACCCCCATTAGTGAAGATGCGTTCTTCCTGCACTTTATGTCCGTATATTCTTTTAGATACTGTTTGCATGTTGTAAGTTTTTAAGGTAATCGAGAGCCATTTTTCTTGCGGTTAAGAGTAAAAACGCTCTTGTATTATGATCCCCGTCTAAGTCTTTGGAGATTTTTCTATATAGGATCATAAACGTCTCCGCTACTATTTCCTGAGTTTTTTCTCTTTCATTTATTAACGAATATACAAGCTCATAGGTTTCTTGCCAGTATTTATCATAGTATTCCTTCAACACTGTTCTACGCTCCATAATCAAAGGCTTTTAAAAGGTGTGATGTAAAGCAACGAAATATATTTTGAATTTCCAAGTAAATTATTTTACTTTACATAAAATTAGTTCAAATGGCAGAGACAAAACAGATAAGCGCGACTATTAATACGGATGTAGCAAACGATGTTACGCAACTGGCGAAAGATGACAAAAGAAGTTTTAGCCAAATGGTGGAAATGCTTTTGATGGAGGCGCTTGTGGCTAGGAGTAATTCAAAGATCAGGCAGAATAAAGAAAAAATAAGATAATGGGTTTGGAAGAAATTAGGCGGTTGAAGGATGCTTCAACTGAGCCGAAACAAAAAAAAATATATCAAATCCCTAAAGTGTCTAAAAAGAAGGCAGAGAGAGCCGCCAAAGACAAGGAATTGATAGAGTCTGGAAAGGCTATTGTTTCCGGAGGCAGTGCTGATTTAAAGCGGTGGTTTGAAGAAAGGCGCAAGGAAATGACTGGTCGCTGCCTGCATTGCCAGGGTAAATCGTGCAAAGACTCTGATGAATATTTTAAATTCAGCATCGCTCATATACTCCCCAAAAGGTTGTTTAAATCCGTAGCTACGCATCACCTTAACTGGATAGAGCTTTGTTTTTGGGGAAATTCTTGTCACACAAACCTAGACAATAACGCACTTGATTTGACAGACTTAAACTGCTTCGACACCGTAATTCAACGATTTGTAGCAATGTACCCTTCGATAGACAAATCTGAAAGAAAATATATTCCTGATGCTCTTTTACAATATGTGGAGGTAGAAAAATGAATAAAACGCATGGTCTTTCTAAGAGCCGTTTGTATAGGATTTGGAATGGCATGATGATGAGATGCTATAACCCTAGACGAGAATGCTATCCGCGCTATGGCGGGAGGGGCATAAAAGTATGTATCAGGTGGCATAAGTTTGATAATTTTCTTTTAGATATGGGACCTACGTACATGGATGGCCTTACTTTAGAAAGAAATAAAGTAAACAAGGGGTATTGTAAGTCAAATTGTAAATGGATACCGTTTTTGGATCAATCAAAAAACAGATCAAATACAATAAAATTATCGGTTAACGGCAGAAAATTGTCAATCCCGGAGTGGAGCACTATTAGCGGCGAGAGTGTTAAATTAATTTATCAGAGGATTAAAAATGGGTGGTCGGCAAGAGATTGTATATACGGGCGCGGGAATAGAAGGAAATTATCTTCCGAGCAAACTGATATGGTGTTTTTTGAATATAAAAAGGGCACTAGCAAAAGAGCTATAGGTAGACTTGTCGGCGTAAGTCACAGTAGAGTTACATCCATCTTACAATCCAAACTTCTTAGTGCACGAAAAACCAAATAAAAGGTCTTATTTCCTTTTACAGCAAAGAAGTGTCTCTAATGAAGAAAACCAAGCCCCTTAAGATATGACCCACCTTATACAAGTAGATATAAGGGGTATTCCCTACTGGCTTAAAGTAACTGGCCCCGGTTATTTGTACACATGGGTATGGCTGAAAGATAATGCTACTAAATTAACTCATGCCGAATGCCAAAACTGGAAATATAACCTCGCAAGAAATCATTGTGGATGGCCTCTTGAAATAATAAATACTTAATATATGAATGAAAAACAGATGATAGTTGTGTGGTTTTCTTGTGGTGCAGCTAGTGCAGTAGCTGCAAAAAAGACATTGGAAATATACGGAGATAGGTATGATGTGCGGGTGGCAACAAGTCATATAAAGCAGGAAGATGATGATAATTTCAGGTTTTTGAAAGACGTAGAAAAGTGGTTAGGAATAGACATATTATTGGCAATGAACCCAAAATATCCTACAGGTGATGCGGAAAAAGTTTGGGAGGACAGAAAATATATGTCTGGGATAAACGGAGCACCATGTACCTTGGAATTAAAAAAAGAGGCTCGTTATGAATGGGAGCGCGTGCATAACCCCGATTGGCATGTGATGGGGTTTACCGTGGATGAAAAGGGGCGCTTTGATAGATTTAAATTAATGGAAAGGCCAAATACAATACCTGTTCTTATAGACCTTAACTTAACAAAACAGGATTGCTATAATCTTCTACTTGAAAATGGCATTCGACCTCCACGAACCTACGAAATGGGTTTTCCTAATGCCAATTGTATTGGATGCGTAAAGGCTACATCTCCAACTTATTGGAATCATGTAAGAAAGCATTTTCCTGAAGAATTTCGAAGGAGGGCGGAAATGTCAAGACGGTTGGGGGTTCGTCTGGTTCGCTATCAAAATAAGCGTATTTTTTTAGATGAATTGCCGTCAGATGCAAAAGGTAAACCAATGAATTCGATGAAAATCGAATGTGGAATATTCTGTGACATAAATAAATCCTTAACGGTACAACGCTAACAAATAAAAAAACTATATATGCCTGCATGGATAAAAGCGTCTGAAACATCACCGACCGAGACAATAATTAAGGTGCCTATTAAGATTCTTTGGGAGAACGGATTCACCTATTCCCTTGGAAGCTATAATGCCGATGATGATGATTGGTGGGAACTTCCGAATAACGCCATTATTCCAGATGAACAAATAGAATATCTGAGCGAATCCCTTTCTTCCTCTCCATCTGGTTCTAGGGAAGGGCAGGAATATGGATCTAAGACACCAAAAGAGTTTTTGGACACAAGCCGCTCACCCGTTCAAGCCATGATCGACTATGCCCACCAGGAGGTGATGAACCATTCGCTAAGAAATACCGGACGTGCTGTCCATCCTGTTTATCGCGGCTGGGACTCAATAAAGCTCATAGGACGCTCGGAAGAAAGATTTAAGGAGCTAACGCATAAGGGGTGGGATTGGAGTAGTTTTTATAATGGATGGTTGGAAGGTCGTTCTGATGCACTCGGAATCATGAAAGAGGAATATGACGCGGCGCATGCTTCCTCTCCATCTATAGGAATAGGACAGGTGGGGGATGAAATGCCAGAGGAAATAAAACTATGGGCGGAATCCCAGACGCAGGGACTTAGCTATCACTCAAAAGAATTGGTATTGTCTGGAATGAAAGTGCTTTGGGGCAAGATCGGACAACAGCTCACTTCCTGCCAAGCCGCCCGCGATGAAGCCATGAACGATGCGAATGTCTACAAAGAACTATATGCCAAAGCACAAAAGGACATTGCATCCCTCACAGAGCAATTAGGGAAGGTGATGGAGGAAAGGGATGCGTTCCGTTCCGTTCTTTTTGACATTGATAATGACAACGACGATGATTCTCATATTCTGTCGCAACCAGTTATGAAACATCTGCGAGAGACATTGGATAAATATCCCAAACAATAAAACAAATACACATTATGTCTACGATACTCAAAAACGAGATGGATATTCAATATGGTCAGCACGTGAACATGGTGCTCGTTCAGTGCTGTCGTTGCGGTGTGCCTTTTGCCATGCCGGCAGAATTGCAGCAACACTTCAGGGATGATCCCGAACGATATTTTTCCTGCCCTAATGGTCACCAGCAGCATTACTCCAAAAGCACGGAGCAATCGTTGCGAGAACAGTTGGAAAGGCAAAAGAAAGATGCGGAGCAGAGAATCGCTTCTTTAAGCCAGGACTCCGCTTTCTGGCTGGATTACTATACCAAGGCCGCCGAGGAGAGAAACAAGGTTAAAAAAGAGCTTGCCAAAGTAAAGAAGCGAGTCGCCAACGGTGTTTGCCCTTGCTGCAATAGAACTTTCCAAAATCTTGCGGAGCATATGTCTACGAAGCATCCGGAAATGAAACAAGAACCAAAGAAGCGCGGACGTCCACGCAAAAACCCATAAAACACCCTACCAATGGAAAAGCAAGAAAAAGAAATAATGTACGAAAGCGATGAGGCAGCAGTCTTTAAAACCGGGATTTCGGGGTGGATAAGTGCTGATGGTCGTTTTTTTGGCAACAGCAAAGATGCGGAACACATGGCCAGATATGCAGGGTGTACACATCATATAGCAGAATGCGGCCATAAGGCGGAACGACATTGGTTAAAGTGTGAAAACTGCCGGGCAAAGCAGGATAGGGAAAGATTCTTTTCATACCCGGAAGTGCCCTGGGACGGCAGCACACCCATTGTAATATTCGATGATGATAAGTACTTCTTTAGCGAGGACGATCTTTTGGAGTACTGCGAGGATAACGAGTGCTCCCCGTCTGACCTTATGCTATGTCTTTGTAAGCCCAACTATCTGCGTCAAGTTGACGAAAGTTATTGGGAAGACGTTTTTCCCGAAGACCAATATTTGGATGACGTAGCTGATAAAGCTGTTTTGCAAGCGCTAAAGGCTCTAAATCTTGCTATCAAAAACCAAGGCCCCGTCAGTTGGTCACAAGACAAGATCAGGATTGCTTACACGCAATAACAATAAAACCCTTTCTCCGGGGTAATGCGGAGGACGGCATTGTTCCTAGCTGTGAGACAGGGACACTTCAAAGGGTATTGGACTACCCGGAACAGAAATAAACACGTCCTGCCTTTCTAGGTGGGACTCTTTTAAAAATGGAGAAATATTCAGACTTCACTTTTCAAGACACCAACGATGGCTGGCAGATTGAAGCATGGAATGAATCAGAGGAAGAAGTTACAATCCTTAAAGTCTCATGGTACGAACTAAGAGACTTTGTAAGGAGATACTATGACTACTCTAAATCGGAAGCTACTTTGTTTTTGTCAAGGACAACGAATGATCAGGATGAAGATTTATTAAGGTTGTATTTTCAAGAAAAATTTAAATAAATGGAAAGAAAATTAGCGTCAATTCAAGAGATTTTAGAAATTAATCCCATACCGGGAGCCGATAATATTGAAGTGGCGACTGTAAAAGGTTGGAAATTAGTTGTAAAGAAAGGAGAATTTACGGTTGGAGAAAAGGCAATTTATTGTGAAATAGACAGTTTTTTGCCTATTAAAGAAGAGTTTGAGTTTCTCAGGAAAAGCTCCTTTAAGAGAATGGGCGAATTAGAGGGATTTAGATTGAAGACCATTAAATTGAGAGGACAAGTTTCTCAGGGTCTCTTATTGCCAGTTTTGGTATTGAAGGATAAAATATATGCAGATCAATTTAAGGCTCTGCAAATAGGGGACGACGTTTCAGAATCATTGGGAATTTTTAAGTATGAGCCGCCCATCCCTGCCGAACTTTCTGGTATTATGAAAGGTGGTTTCCCTAATTTCATTCCCAAAACCGATGAGGAAAGGATTCAAAATTTGACCGAGGTTTATCCGAATTTTAGGAAATCTAATTTTTATGTGACTGAAAAATTAGATGGCTCTTCAGCCACATATTACATGAACAATGGCATATTCGGCGTTTGTAGCCGTAATATAGACCTCTTGGAAGGAGATGGCAACACATTTTGGAAATTAGCCAGAGAGTTGCGTCTGGAAGAACAGATGAAGGAAAGCGAAAAGAATCTCTGTTTACAGGGAGAATTAATAGGCGAAGGAATACAGGGTAACCCGTATAAGTTGAAAGGACAAACAGTTCGTTTTTTTAATGGATTTGACATTGACGAGCAGCGGTATTTAACTCTAAATGAATTCTCTGAAGTTATGGAGCTTTTTGGCTTAGAGACTGTTCCTTTCGTTTTAATTGATTTTACACTTCCTGAGACTATTGACGAACTCTTGGTATTTTCAGAAGGGAAGTCCTTATTGAATCCCCAGGCAGAACGGGAGGGGCTCGTTATTAGAAATCATACAAGAACAATTTCCTTTAAAGTTATATCTAATAAGTTTCTATTAAAACAGGAATAAAAAATCCCCGCACAATAGCGAGGATTAAGTAAAGGTAGTTCTTTGTAGGCCGATTACGAAAAGACCACGTCGAAGGTTACGCCGTCCTTAGAGGTAACGTTAAAGTTCTTTGTCACGGTGAAGTCGCCCTCTTGTGTGGAATTATCTCCGGGATCAGTGTACTTTGCGTGTGTGGTGAAAGTAATTGCGCCGCTTCCTATCGCGATTGCAGTGGGCACTGCGTTGTTAGGATTAGCAGGATCGAGTGCAAAGGTGGCCGCCGCCGCGTTGGTGTTTAAACCAACCGCCTGATTAGAAAACTCTGCCGCAATGGGCTGCTGAGTCTTGTTGTCGAAAAGAGTAAAGATGCCGGGATTTGATTGTACGCCTACTGATAAAGAAATGTCTGCCATAATGTAAAGTTTATTTTGTATTTTAATAGAGAGACCAAAGATAGGTTTTCGATCCGGTTTTGGCTTAGTGAGGTTTTCAATGATGTGGATTAATGACTTTTCATTATTTGCGAGGGTTTTGATTATATCAAGCTCCTCTTTGCAGTTGTGTCCAAACATATTGAATTGGAATAATTTACGAAACAAGTTACAAATATTTTGCCAGAAGTTCATTAAGGAATTGTTACTGTGGCCGTAACGAGAAGGGTGGCATTTCCTGTTTTGGTAGCGCGGAATAAAGCTAATCCGGGGTTTTGAGCATTGGGGGTGATGTCACCTACCGGGTTGTCTAAGACATAAGACACTTCTGAAAATATCGCGTTAGGAACGATTACGCCGAATTTCCTGGCAACGAGGGTGATATTCTTGGTGCCACCCAAAAGAACATCTGCATGAGGTATTAGGGCTGTATCTGACATGGGAATTTTATTTTAAAGTACCGGGATTGTATTTGAGTCTTATCTTCCATCTCGCTGCTATCTTATTTTCATTTATAACAGTTCCCCATTGAATGGCTAATGGTTCAGCTACTTCATAATCTGGAAGATCAGGACTGTATAGTCTATAAGAATTATGATGTTGATATGCTATTATAGTGTTCATGATTTTTCTTTGCGCGGTCTGAACTTTTGGCACCTTTTACATTTATACGGCATTTCTGAATCAAAGGTAGTAATCATGTAGATGCGATACCGGTGCCCGAGTATCTTACATAAAAAACGCTGCCATTTACTTGGCTTAGGAGGTTCATACGGCTTAATTGGCCATTCTGGAATGATCATAGCAAAATTGCTCATATGGCCGCCGTTTCCGAAATCATCCATAGAAAACGGCTTATATGACTTTATCTCAAATGATGATAATCCATATTGTTTTTTTCTTTTGAAAGGGCACATATCTTTACTTCTTTAGTTCTCTTTTGAAATTAAAATACTCTTTTCGATTAAGTCCGACAATGGTATGTTCCAAATTCCAATCTTCGAACCAACGGCTATCATTGCCACCTGTAATACAGACTTCTAATTTGTTTTTCTCCTTATCAACCGATTCGACTCTGAATAGAAAGTTCGGCATATGAACATTTTCAAAAGTATCTCCGTATTGAAAATCCATTTTATTTACTAGTTTAAAGTATTGAAAGGCTATTTAATATTATTCCAAAGAGGATGTCTTTTTTTTTAAAAATTCCGTAACAAGCAAATTCATTGTTGGGGTAATTTTGCGCCGCCGCCCGATTTTAAATGTAAGTTGGAGATTTATTTTCATCTCTTCTATCATTCTTGTCTGTGTTTCCAAGTTTTCATGTTCGGCGCATGCATATACCGCCATAGCGTATGACAGCAATTTATCTATTAATTCGGCTTGAGTTTCTTTCTTCATCCCTTATCCTCCTTTTTTATCCCCATTTTTAACTATTTGCTATAGGGTTTTGAGTTTAGATTTTATTTCTTCAGCAAACGCCGGGTTGGTTTTCATCATTTCAGTTACATATTCGCGGCCTTGCCCTAGCTTCTGATCCCCGTAACTATACCAGCTACCTGATTTTTTAATGACATTTTCTTCGCAAGCAATATCTAAAAGCTCCCCCATTTTGTTGATGCCTTGCCCATAAATTACGTCAAATTCTGCATGTTTAAACGGCGGGGCTACTTTATTCTTTACAGCTTTTACTTTCACGCGATTGCCAAAAGCCTCTTCCCCGTCTTTTAAAACAGCCATGCGCCTTACATCTAACCGTACGGAAGCATAGAATTTCAATGCATTGCCACCAGTAGTAATTTCAGATGGCCCCCAGGCATTTCCGATAACAGCCCGTAATTGATTGATAAAAATACATATTGTGTTGGTTTTGTTAACTGTGGCGGTCAATTTTCTGCAAGCTTGGGACATCAAACGGGCTTGTAACCCCATTTTCGTTTCCCCCATTTCCCCTTCTAATTCCGCTTTTGGCACAAGAGCCGCTACGGAGTCGATAACAACCACACTGAACCCCCCCGTTAACATGAGCCTGTCCGCCTCTTCCAACGCCTGCTCCCCGTAATCCGGTTGCGATAAATGAAGATTGTCAATATCTACCCCGATTGCTTTGGCATATTCAGGATCAAATGCATGTTCAGCGTCGATAAAAGCGCACAGTCCGCCCATTTTTTGAGCTTCTGCAATCACATGCAAGGAAACGGTTGTCTTACCAGATGACTCCGGCCCGTAAATTTCAATGATACGCCCCTGTGGCAACCCGCCAATTCCAAGGGCTTTATCCAGCCCAATCGAACCAGTTGAAACGAACCCTATTTGCTCCAATGGGGCATCTCCCAAACGCATAATCGTTCCCGCTCCAAAATCTTTGTTTATTTTTTCCATTGCCCCTTTGACCTTTTCCATCGTTTCTTCGCTAGGCCGGAGACTCAAATCTTCTGTGTTTGTGACTACCATCTTACGTTCCGGTTCGAGCTCCGGTCTAGCAATGGGAGTATTAAAAAAAGCCTCAATCTTAGGAACCCAACTTTGTGGCATAGAAGTCGCCCCACTAAGCACAGCACTAAGACTATTTTTCGGCAAACCGATTGATTCTTCGAGAGTTGTCTTTTTTTCTCCCGCTTCCACTAACTGTTTTAGTTTCAAAATTAGTTCTTGCATGTAAAAAGTTATTTTTAGAGGTTAAAAAGTTAGTGCAATGTTATTTTTCCGACACTAGCACTAACTCATTCCAATAACCAAAAATAACCCATTTCCACTAAAAATAATAACTTTAGGTAACAATAATTCCACTAATAAAGACTTTTATGACGCTTATATCACATCCCCCACCCCCCCCCCTCCCCCTTCAATCCCTTTAAACATCCTTTTAAGCCCATTCTAGGCCTTTCATCCCCAAAACATCACAATTCTTCAACAGTAATCAGTTAATCCAAT